AAGCATCAATGTTAAGGACAATTACATTGAGTTCCGTAGTGCTGGCGGTAATTACTTTGAAATGCAGCAAGAAATTAAAGATACCATGATGCGTTATGTTTATGTCATGGGTATCAGTGCTGTTCCTGAATTATATCGCAATGAGTATATGAAGAAACTGTATAAGTTGATTACTGATGCGATACCACAAAAAGATAGTAGTATTGATTTGTTTGTTAAATTTACCAGTGGCATGATAACAAAGGATGAATTAGTTAAGAACCTACAGTTGAAGCGTGGTCTTGATAAACCTGCACCTAAACTAAAAACACCAAAACAACCACGCCAGCCTCGCACTCGTGCACCACGACGTAACCCAAACCAATATCTCATTACTGATGAGTCTGGCAATAGGGAATTGCATTATTTTATTGCAAGAAATGAAGAGGAAGCATTGTATTATGCTTCTGAATGGGCTGGAAATCATGGTCTTGAAAGTTATGCAGTATATCATGATGACGGCAGTGGTGTACGCACCGAAGTATAAGTTGTAAAAAAGATTTAGGTAAATATTAATATGAAACAACACGAAATCCTCTCTGAAGAAGAAATCCTTAACGAAGTAAACATGAGTCCATCAGCATTACGTGATGCTGTTAAAAAGATTCCTGGAGCCAGAGCAGGTCTTGAGTTTGAACTCATTGTTACCGCTGATGGCGACGATGTTGATGATGACTATGACCCATATGAGGATTTTGATAGCGAACCAGATTATGACATGGATGAATATATCCGTGAAAGTAGTTGGGGTGGTTTGGAAGGGGCTGTTATGGACTTCTTCCGTGGTGACCACAATTCTCGCCGTCAGATAACCACAGAATTAGTATCTGCAAGAGAAGATTACGAAGGTTGGCTATCTAATAAGTTTGTAGAATGGGGCGATGGCTACGACACTGATAGTCAACTTACTCGTCTCGGTGCATGGATTGAAAAAATGTATGGCGGAGTTGACCCAAAATATCAGGGTGAACTATTCGGTGATGAACCACTTGATGCATTTGCTAGTTTTAAGAAAGAGTATTTTACAAACTGGATAGAGATGTCCGAAGAAGAGTCAGACTTCATTGAGAAATGGTTAGAGGACCAATGTGGTGGCACCTCAATGAGTGACTTCGGTAACACATATGATTTAAATTGGCCACACTGGACTGAACCTGATTATGATAATCGTTCAAGCAGAGATGGTGGTCCACCAATCGGCAGTTTCAGTAGTGCAGTTGGTATGAACGTTGACTATAGTGGTTCATATCATGGTCGTAGTAAGAGTTTAAGAAATTATACTGTTGAACCTGATAGCAGCCTACGTGCAAATGGGCGTAAGGGTGGAGAAGGTTGGGAGTTTGTTTCTCCTCCACTGCCAGTTGATGACATGATTGAACAACTTCGTAAGGTTGCAGAATGGGCAAAGTCTGGTAATGCTTACACCAATGATAGCACTGGTCTACACATGAATATCAGTTTGCCTGGTTATAATTTAGCTAAACTTGACTATGTTAAGTTAGCACTATTCTTAGGTGACAAGTATGTTCTTGAAACATTTGGTCGTCTTGGTAATACATATGCCGAGAGTGCATTTGAAAAAATTACTAGTACAATTAAAAACAATCCCGACCGTGCTGGACAAGCACTTGACCTACTACGTAAGAGTCTTAATCTCGAAGCTGGTAAGGCAATTCATAGTGGACAAACACAGAAGTTTGTTAGTATCAATACCAAAGACAATCGTGTAGAGTTCCGTAGTCCAGGTGGTAACTGGTTGGACATGGACTTAGATACTGTTGTCAACACAATTCTACGAACTGTTCTAGCACTTGATATTGCTATGGACCCTACTAAAGAAGTAAAAGAATACCAGAAAAAATATTATAAGTTACTATCACAGGCTAAAGGTACTGACAATGATACTATTAAGTATTTCGTTCAGTATGCCAGTGGCAATCTACCAAAGACTGCACTGCTATCATTTGTGCGTGATGCACAACGTAAGCGTGATGTAGCAAAGGGAAAAGATACTAAAGACAGTGATAACAGAACTAACTTAGCTGGTACTACACCACCTGCCGAATACAATCCAAAGTATTCAATCTACCTACCAAATACTAACATGACTGCACGAGATATACCAAATAATGAACCTGTAGTGCAATATGTTAGAGCATGGGCAGAACGTCGTAATGGAAACCTAGATACTATACGTATTCTTAGCAATGAAACTGGAATGTTATATGACCTTGAAGGTAATCGTGATAGAAACTTAAGAAGTGTTGATTTAGGCACAGTTCGTCGTCCAGTAACCGCACAAATTAGATATTATGTAAAAAGTGGCACACCAGAAAACAATTATAATATGACATCATTCGTGGCTGATGGTGACAGTTCTGCTCGTAGTTATGTAACTGATAATAGACCGTATGGTCAATGGTTCCTTATTCGTGATGATAAACCAAATGAATCAATTATGAGTGTTGGGCCAGCCAGTGATTCTAATGCTGCACCACAGTCATCATCAGCAAGCACAATTCCCGATTTAACTTCATCAGAAACAACAGGCGGACAGCTATATCAAATGCTACGACCAAGTGGTCCAAATCCAGTGATTGCACAAGGTAGATTTAACGATCCAAGTGAAGCAGTGCAGAGATTTGGTGCTTATGCTGATGCAAATAATATTGCACGTAATGAATACCATGTGCATCGTCCAACTCAACAACCTGAACAAGCCGCATCACAAGGTGGACAACAGTTTGAAATTGTATCAGGTGGTAATGTTATACATCGTTTTAATGCAGCAAGCCAACCAGAAGCATATCAAATTGCCGTTCGTTATGCACGTGATAATGGACTTGTAAATGGTAGATGGACATGGAGAACTGTAGGTGGTGAACGTCAACAATCTGCAAATCCAGAAGGTCCAATGTATGAAATAGTAGCTGAAGGTAATATTGTTCATGAGTTTCGTGCCGTATCACCACGTGCTGCTGAACGCTATGCACAATCATGGGTAGATGAGCATTTAGGTGATTTTGGTTATGACGTTCGTCTTGCATCACGTAATGAAAGTTTAGGTGAAAGTATTCTAAACGAAATCAATATGAGTCCAACATCTCTACAGAAATTTGCTGATTCACCATTTGCACAGAGTATGAAAGTTGGATTTGAAACTGAACTTTATGTTCCCGACCTTGAAAACGATAACAATCGAAATTATAGTGACAGCGAAGAAGATATGGATGAAGATATATCCTTTCCCGCACGTGCAAATTATATAGACCGTCGTGATAGAGTTACTGTTTTCTTTATAGGCGGTGATAATCAGCCAAATGACCGTAGTGATATTCGTGCTGCACTTGACGAAACCGATGAAGCATTCATGGAATGGGTAAGTGAAGAGTTTTATAACTATAAAGACTCAAGTGAATATAAATCAAATTTAGCAAGACACTTAGCAGATGAGGGTGTTGATACAGAAGATGAAGATGCAGTAGAAGCTGCCACAGAAGAATTTGAAGAACAGGAACGTGAAGAGTACGAAAATGAAGAAGCACGTTGGCGTGAGTTTTTAAGTGAGAAAGATATTGATTCAATGCACGATTGGATGCGTTGGGTGAATCGTAATAGTCCAAGAATTACTATCTATTGGCCATATATGATATATCGTGGTGGCGGTGATTTAACACGTGACGATATCGCAGATTTGTTTACACAACAAACTGGATTAGGTCCAACTAAAGTAGGTGATGGTTATCATAGTGTTAAACGTGATGAAACACACTGGATTTTTGAACCAGATGGCAGTTTAGATGAACCAGATGATGATAATGATGGCAGTGTAGAAATTGTTTCTCCGCCAATGTCTCTTGAAAATGCGTTAAGTTCTCTTGAAACAGTATTCAAGTGGGCAAGTAAGAATGGTTATTATACTAACCAATCAACTGGTTTCCATATGGGTGTTAGTATTCCAGAACAGACTATGGAAAATATTGACCACCTAAAAGTAATCATGTTACTTGGCGATAATTATGTTCTTAAAAAGTTCAATCGTTATGGTGCATACTTTGCACAAAGCACAATTGACCGTATCACTGAATTTTTAAAGAATAAAGACAGGGAAGGATTAGCTTCAGTATTTGATGAGTTCCGCAATGGTATACGTGAGTTTGCATATAAAGAAATCAATAAATTATTGCTTCCTGGCGCAGACCATAGATTAACTGTCAATATTAAGAAAACGTATATTGAGTTCCGTGCAGCAGGTGATGATTATCTACCACAATTTGAAGAAATTCGCAAAACAATGTTGCGATATGTTCGTGTATTAGCTGCTGCGGCTGACCCCGAAGATGGTCGCAGAGAGTATCAAAAGAAATTGTATAAAAATATCATGAGTTCTATTAAAAAATCTGATGATACGGTTGACACTACAATTAATATACTTTCAGATTTTGTTGCTAATCCTGACTCTAAGAAAGAGGATTTACAACCATTATTATTAAAATTAGTAAGAAAATCTAATATAGCTCGCACTGTGCCAAAAACCATTGGTAGTGGTGAAACCCAAGTTAAAGTCTTTAGAAGAAAAAATGATGACGTTTTAACCAGTGATGACCAGATTAGTACTATTAATGCAACAACAGTTAATGAACTTGTAAAATATGCAAGAGAGATGGCTGATAAGGCTAATATGAATTATGAAGATATAGTTCTTAAGCCAGTGGCAAAATATTTTATTCGTTATCGCATAGAAACAGGCGATGCCAGAGAAAATTATGGCATAATGGCTCTTGGTCAAAATAGAAATTATAATTTAGGAATCGCTGCCGATCTGATGAATGTTCCTAAAGAGTATGCAGAGAAGGTAATAAAGTTTTATATTGAACATCAATATGCGTTGAGTAATTTAGTTAGTGATTTAAGTTACATCAAACTGCCCACCAAAGAGGCAGTTGACCGTGCTATTTCGTTGGTTAACCCAGAACAAAAAAATGACAATCCAGACGATAATGGGCCAGGACGATATGCGATATTTGTTCAAGGCAGACAATTATCGGCGGATCGTCAATTGGATAGTAAAGAAGCCGCTGAAGATTTTTTTAGTGACGTAGCAAGAACTATTGGATTACAGAATTGGGAGGTTAAACGTGTTCAATCTCAACAACCCGCACAACAGCGTCAGAGTGCTCAGCAAGAACGTCAGGATTTGACACTTGTTAGAACTATTGGTAATCCAAATCTAAGAACTCCCAATTACATATTCTATGTGGTAAATTCTAATAATGTAGTTGTGCTTAGAATACAGGCAGCTACGATAGAAGATGCGAACAGTTATCTACAGAGAGATTTGAATCAAACGGCAGATGGCATATCAGAATTAAATTTATCTGTAATACCATCAACACAGTGGCATAGTTAATCATGAGGGCACACGAGTTTATAACTGAAACACTTAAGAGGGTAAAAGGTCGGTGGGCGTTGGTCAGTAAGTCCAACCCCAAAAAGGTGTTGCAGTATTATCGTGGCAGTGGTCGCCCAAGTAAAGCATGGGTAAGAAAAGTAGAACGACGTGTTCACTCGTTTGAGTAAATTACTTCATCTCTTGATTACTGATTTTTTTAACTACGGCTTTTTGAATGTTAGGCTTACTTGGCTGACCAATGCCGCTTTCATCATGTGTAAAGAACCCATATAAGCTGATAATTTGTGGGTTCTGTCCAGAGATAGAATAAAATAAACTAATGTCTTTAGTCATGCCAGCATGAATTATGCGTGGCTTGTGCATTCCAAGTGGGCCATCGCCAGTAAATGGGCGGTCCTTACTGCCAAATGGTGTCATGGCATTGGATTCTTTAATTTTCTTAAACTCAGCAAATGCTGCTAATACGTTTCTACCGTGTTTAACCAATGATTCATCAAATAGTGCACAGGTTCTAAAAAGTGTCGCCATTTATTTCTGAACCCCAAGAACAGCATAAAGATGTTCCATGAGTTCATCACCAGTCATTGGCTGGCTAAAGTCTTCATCACGAACCGAGAGAATAGCTGCAATATCTTCTTCAGAAATAACAGGGTCTGGCTGAGCAACAAACTCGTTAACTTGACCTTCGGTAATTTCCTTGACACGCATATGATTTTCTCCACTAATATTTATATGTCATATTACCATATTATCGTGTCCTGTCAAGCAAAAAATATCCCTTGACAGTTGACAAATGTGTGATAGTATATGTATATAGGGTCAAAAAGGAGAATAAATACTATATGCGTGTTTCAGAAGTCATAAAACGCCCACCACACCGTGTATATCTTGATATGGACGGCGTTTTGGCTGATTTCTTTGGCGAGTGGGCCAGACTTGATGGCGTAGACCACTACAAAGACATTGACAATCCTGAAGCCAAACTCCAGTTAGTCAGAGAGCATCCTACCTTTTGGGTAGATTTGCCACCCCTACCAAATGCTAAAAATCTTATACGCACTGTTGTATCACTGTTTGGTGAATACTATATTTGCAGTTCACCACTGGCAAATGACCCACGTAGTGAGCCAGGAAAATTAGAGTGGATTCGTAAACATTTGAGTTTCATGCCACCGACCGATGTGGTATTAACACATAATAAAGCACAATTTGCAACACATAACGGCGTTCCAGCAATTCTTGTCGATGATTATGGCAAGAATGTTCGTGCGTGGGACGCTGCTGGCGGAATAGCTATCAAGTATGACGATAGTAGTTTCGGCCAAGTCAGAAAGATTCTTACCACCATTGCTAAAGGTGAGAAATAATGGGGAGTACATTATGCGTGAAGATAATTGGACTGAAATCAATACTATCTGGGAAGAGTTTGATCAAAGCAATAACGCCCAGTTTGAACCACTAAATATACGACACCGAGCAGTTCGTTATCTACGCAAAAAAATATTTGGTAAGATGAGCCGACGTGATATGCGTCGGCTTTGTGCTAAAATAAACAAGATGAAAAACAGTGTAGAGAAATCTGAAAAGGCTCGTGGTGCAGAACTTAAACGCCGATTACAGAGAATAATTAACACCAACAATGACCGAAACATTTGTTAAGATTGCTATAATTCCAGAAACATATGACTATAAAGATGGAGACATTGTTTATAGGATATATGTAAGCAATCTTTACAATGATGATAATCAGTTAGTAATTGAACGTGCAATGCCTGTGATAGAACAAAATCAGGCATTGCTAGAAAACTTTATACTTGATAATACAAAATTTCCAGAAAATAGACCTAAGATTTTTATATTTACTATAGATGTTTTAACTGAATTAGGCACAAAAGTTGTACAACTGCATGTTAACAATAAATTGGTAGCTACGGGACAAATAAAACTTCCGTATAAAGATGTTCATGACGATGTAATAGTTAAAATAGTTATGAAGAATCCAAATAAATAACATAGCAAGGAAATTCCTATGGATTACGAAATCAAAAACAGTACTGTATACGGTAAAATATTATATAAGGACGGTCGTCCTGTTATCGTAAATTACGATACTGCAGATAAGTTAGCGGAACGCTTTCGTGGTACACTTATAAAAGTTTATTCTGGTAGATATATGATTAAACTGCCAGAAAGTGCAAATTCAATTGAAGAATGTGATTGCGGTGGCAGTGATGATGGTATTGAAATTACTGGGCAAATTATGCCAGATACCTACAGTCAAGAACCAGACCATGAAGTTCAAATGGCTCGTCAAGAAGTATATCGTACTGCTAAACTTGCAATTAAACTACATGAAATGCTTAAGCAAGTTGGCGAACAGCAGGGATTAGAAGGCTGGGTTCAGCGTAAACTAACACGTGCTGCTGATTATATTGAAACTGTATACGACTATCTTGATTATGAAATGCGTTATCCAAGTGACATGATGGAAGCAGATGAACAACCAGCCCAAGCACCTGCACCTGCTGGTTCAGATATGGCATTAAAGCAAAAAAATCTAGCTATGCAACAACAACGTTTGCAGCAAGAAGAACAAAAAAAGGCAATGGGTAAAGTTAAAATGGGTCGTCTTGATGCATCTGGTCGCCCAATACCTAATAGTATAAAAGAAGTTCCAGATGAACAGATTGAAATGCAGCGCAAGGCTGGATTAACGATTGTTGGCGAAAATGCTAGTGGTGGCGCAAGCAGTGCTGGTGGTATGGCTGGTGCAATCGGTGGTGGATTTGGTAATGGATTTCTAAATGGTGGTCCAGGTACTATCACTCGTGCGCCTAAGAAGCGTAAGAAGAAAGTAAGTGAAACAGATATTCCTGTAAAAGAAGGAGAAACTGGTCCAAAATTCACTGGATATTGGAAAGGCACTGATAAAGGCAAACCAGGCAAAAAGATGGTAGGCGGTGGTCCATGAGAATAACCGAAATCATCTCAGAAGATGACAATGGTAATGTTACAAATAATGGTAGTTGGAAAATTGACCAGCAAAAATTCTTTGACCAAATTGGATTAACAAACAGATTACAAAAAGACCCTGCCGCACGTCTTGGTTATGAAATAGCAAAAAACCCAAAAACTGGTGTTATTGATGCAATCGGCGATGCTGGCACATATTGGGATGCTAAAAAAGGTGAAGGCACCGCTGGCGAATTTACATATAACCAAATTGGTAGTGGCACCATCAAAGCATTAGACAAAATGGTTGGTAAAGTAGGACAAACTCCTATCACACGAGAATTGTCTGTTGGTGGCATTCCACCAAGAACACAAAATTCACAAGGTTACCCAACAAGCCCTACGTCAAATCTTGAAATGTATGGTGATGTCTTAGCACACGAGTTAGGACACGTCGGGTCTCTTTATGCACAGGGCGTTCCACAGGCAGACCTCACAACTATGGCACCAGATCAGAAAAAAACTATTAGCACTGCTGGTGCAAACAATGAAGAACAACAACGATATAGAGATTTGCAATATACTGCTCCAGGTTCTAGTCAGTATAATCAAGCTGTTGATTGGTTAGCGAATAACAAATTTAATACTCCCATTAATGACTATAGTGATTATGAAGATTTTGGAAAACAGATTTTAGACCGTGGTGTTCCAGACCATGTTAACGATGCAGCAAAATTATCATCAGATGCATTAAATGACCCACAAAAATTGCAAAGTTATATACAAGATTATCATGGTGATAAAACCAACGAGAGTTTGAGAGAACATAAAATGAAAATAAATGAAATTATATCAGAAGCAGCTAATCCCGCAAAACAAGCAGCTATCGCCATCAATATGAAAAAACATGGCAAGAAACCTAAAAATGAAACTGCCGTTAGTGAAGTAGCAAAGAAAAAAGGACCAAAGCCAACTAATCCAGCATTGTGGAGTCGTGCAAAAGCAGCAGCACGTGCAAAATATGATGTATATCCAAGCGCATATGCAAATGGATATGCTTCAAAGTGGTATAAAGAACACGGCGGCGGTTGGAGGGGAAAGTGATAGTAGAAGACATACTTGGCGAGGCTTGTTGGACTGGTTATAAACAAGTCGGTTATAAAAAGAAAGGCAATCGCAGAGTTCCTAATTGTGTTCCAGTTAGTGAAGACCTTGACTATTGTGCCAAGTGTGGAAGTTTGATTATACCAGAAGGGTATAGTGGTGGATTGCGTAAGTGGTTCAAAGAAAAATGGGTTAACATTGGTAAAAAAGTAGGCGGCAAACACCCACCGTGTGGAACAAGTGGCAGTAAAAGTGGTTATGCAAAGTGTGTTCCAGCTAAGAAAGCACGTAGCATGAGTGCTGATGAGAAGCGTAGTGCTACCACACGTAAACGTCGTGCACAGGGTGCAGCAGGTCGAGGTGGTAAAGATACTGGTGGCAGTGGTAAGACACCAATTTATGTAAGCACAAGCAAGAAAAAAGGCTGATAAAATGAATTTAATGAGAAAATGGATTGATATCCTTAATGAAAATATGCTAAGTGTAGAGCAACTTGCCACTATCAGCGACGAAGCATTAGACGCAGCATATCATTACGGTCGTAGTTCTCCTGGAAATACATTTGGTTGGCAAGCTAATCTTAAATCGGCAGAATTTGCCAAGAGAGTAATTGATTCTGGTGAAACAGATATTGAAGCAATTAGTGATGCTATTCATAAAGGTTGGAATGAAACTGCAAAGGCGTTTGTTTCCAATCCAGACCAATTCGACGACACTGCAAAACTGCGTGATAGTGGAAAATTAGACGCAAAGTTACAACAGCGTGAAAAACTTATGAACATAAACTATGCACAATTGCCAGAAGATGAAAAAGAAAAAGACCGTGTAGTTGCACGTGCACTTCTCAAGGCAATTAAGAATATAGGTTAAAAACTAATAAATATTATAACAGGATTTTAACTATGTCAGATATGCGTTCACTTATTGAAAAACTTACTGCAATTCAGGAAGACCGTCCAAGCGTTGGCGATGGATTCTTATTAGAGTTTGGTGATAAAATTGAAGTTGAAACGGAGATACTAGAGTTTGCAGACGATGCTATTGTCCTATTAGCAGATGATAAACTCATGCATATCTTAGAAAGCCTATCTGAGATGGATGACAAGTACGGTTCTCGTCCAGGATATGGACTAATGAGAGCACGTGATTTAGGTGGTCCAGATAATATGGAGCATATTCGTGATGGATATTATGTTGTATTTGAAGACCACAGTGATGATGATGTAAGAAAAACATCATTCGTTTTATTCAAAAAAGTAAAAGAAACAAAAGATCAGTTTACGCCAGCATTTGAGTTTGTAAAAGATTTACCACTTAGTCCATATCGTGTATCACAGCAACAAATTATTCAAGCAGCAGAAGAAGCTATTCAGCACGACATGAGTGAAAGTGTTAATGAAGCAGAATATCATGGGCGACAGGTGCCGCTTGGCAAACCAATGGCAGGGGATGTTAAAAAGAAAAAAGTGTACGTTAAAGACCCAAAAACTGGTAATATTAAGAAAATAAATTTCGGTCAAAAAGGCGTTAAAATTAAAAAAAATAACCCTGCACGACGCAAATCATTTAGAGCAAGACACAACTGTAAGACTGCAAAAGATAGAACAACAGCAAGATATTGGTCTTGTAGGGCTTGGTAAATGTTATTAAATGAATTGTTCTCACAGTTAGATGAAGTTGGTGGCGTAGGTGTCGTTGCTGGCAATAAAAAGATGGCACGTGACCCACGCTATTCCATGAGTCAAACTGTTGATATTGGACCTGGCGAGACACAAAAACAAGCTGCAAAGTTTGGTAATAAGACTGACAAGTTAGGTGTTCCACCAAGACTTCGTGCTGATGGTAAAGTTACTGAAGCAGCAATGAGTGTTGGCATACAAGGTCGTCATCCTGTCAGTGCGGGTGCACGTGGACTAATGGCTGCACGTTGGAAATACGATAAGGTTATTGATGGTTCAAATGCTAAGAATCTTGATAATGCAACTGCAAGATTGGCACATCGTTTAGGTGATATTGACCATGAAACGGATTATGACAGTATTGATAATACTATGCAAGAAATTTGCATGGCATTTCATATCAATCCAAAAGAATTGCATGACGCATTTATTGCACGTTATAATTTGACACCAGACAAATATTCCGTTAAAATGAAGCATGTCCTCAAAAATCGCCCAAAATCAGTCTAATTATAGTTCATCACATACTGTCACTTTGCCAACAAACTCACCATCTACCATAACGATTAATCCTGTTGGTTCATCTGGTAATTACCTGTTCAATACGGGAAGCACTGTAGGATGGCAAGCTGCACCAACATCTACACAATTTCACAGTCAATTAACAATAAAACCGCCTGATGGGAAAGATGCTGTAATTAGCACCAATAAGAGCGAATTAAATATTGACCAAGCTGCACGATTTATGCAAGCTATGACACAGAGATATTGTGTTATACCAGAAGATACGCACCTCCTCGAACAGCATCCCACACTACGTGACGCATATGATGAATATAAACGTATACTAATATCGTTAGGCAGCGACGATGCATTTTTGGTAGAAACTACAGATGAACTGCGTAATGCATACAAACAATACGAGACACTAAGAGTAATACTAACAACAAAGGAAAACACATAATGGCTACAAGAAACTTTAATCCAGAAGAACGCAATAAGTTAAAGCAGTTAATGACTGAAAGTATCTCTGTAATGACAGAGGTTGAAGTCCTGACTGGTGGTCTAAATGATACAATCTCTGCTATTGCAGAAGAAATGCAGATTAAGCCAAGTGTTCTTAAAAAGGCTATCAAGATGGCCCAGAAAAATGATTTTGACAAGGCTCGTGAAGACCTTGACATCATCGAAAGCATTCTGCAATCTACGGATAAATTGCACGACGGCGACGAATAAATTATAATATCAACAAACAGGAGTATTAATGTACGTCGATGCAATTATTGATAGACAAAGCGAACGCATTCATGTGGTTGAACGCATAAATGGCAAGCGTGTTTATAACGATTATCCAGTAAACTATATTTTTTACTATGCGGATGAGCGTGGAAATCATCGTAGTATTTTTAATACTCCTGTTCGTCGTGTGAGTTGTCGTTCTAATCGTGAGTTTAAAAAAGAACTCGGCTTAGCACAAGGCAAAGAAATATTTGAGAGTGACATCAATCCTATATTTCGATGCCTAGCTGACAATTATCTAGGCAAGGATGCACCAGACCTTCAAACAGTGTTCTTCGACATTGAGACGGACTTTGATAGTGTCCGTGGATACAGTAAACCAGAAGACCCATTTACTAAAATTACAGCAATTACCCTGTATCTTGATTGGCTAGATCAGCTTATTACGCTGACATTACCACCTGCAGCTATGTCGATTGAGGAAGCAAACAAGATTGCAGGTGAGTTTGATAACACGTTCATTTTTGAGCGTGAAGAAGATTTATTACTGACATTTATTGAGCTAATTGAAGATGCAGACGTTCTAAGCGGATGGAACAGTGAAGGTTTCGATATTCCATACACTGTAAATCGCATTGCTCGTGTATTAAGCAAGGATGACACACGTCGCCTATGCTTGTGGAATCAATTTCCCAGAGAACGTGAATATAACAAGTATGGCAAGGCAAGCCAAACGTTTGATTTGGTCGGACGTGTTCATCTCGATTACATGGCACTATATCGTAAGTACACATACGAAGAACGTCACAGTTACAGTCTTGATGCTATTGGCGAGTACGAACTAAATGAACGTAAGACCGAATATGAAGGCACACTTGATCAGTTATATAATCAAGATTATAAGAAGTTTATTGAATACTCACGCCAAGACGTTGCACTTCTTAATAAGTTAGATAAAAAACTTCGTTTTTTGGCATTAGCAAATGAACTTGCACATTCCAATACTGTTCTATTGCAAACTACTATGGGAGCAGTTGCAGTTACTGAACAGGCTATTATCAATGAAGCACACGAGCGTGGTCTTGTTGTACCGAATCGTAAAAAGCAGATTGAGAGTGAAGAGGATGTAAATGAAAAGAAAGCGGCAGGTGCATATGTAGCCTATCCGAAGGTTGGATTGCATCGTGATATTGGTGCAATCGATATTAACTCACTGTATCCAAGTGTTATTCGTGCGTTGAACATGGCACCAGAAACTATTATTGGTCAGCTACGTCCCACAATGACCGATGCCTTAATCAAACAGCGTATGGCAGAAAATAGCAATAAGTTTGCATTGGCATGGGAAGGTTTATTTGGTAGTGTTGAATACAATGCTGTAATGGAGCGAGACCCCACAGTTGAAATTACTATTGATTGGGAAAATGGAACTAGTGAGGTTCGCACCGCAGAAGAAATATACGACCTTATTCATGGTGGTAGTCAACCTTGGTGCATGAGTGCAAACGGAACTATTTTTAGTCTTGAACGTCAGGGAGTAGTTCCAGGTCTTCTAGAACGTTGGTTCCGTGAACGTAAAGAACTACAGGCTAAAATGAAACAGGCAAACTCACCTGATCAGATTGTTTTCTGGGATAAGCGACAGTTAGTCAAAAAGATTAATCTTAATTCACTATATGGTGCTATTCTTAACGAAGGTTGCCGTTTCTTTGACCATCGTATCGGTCAATCAACTACGCTAACTGGTCGTGCTATTGCCAAGCATATGGATGCCACTGTTAATCAAATTATTACAGGCAAATATGACCATGTTGGCGATAGTATCATTTATGGTGATACAGATTCTGTGTATTTTAGCGCATGGCCAGCTATTAAAGATGACGTTGAAAGTGGTCGTATGGAGTGGAACAAAGATATTTGTATTCAATTGTATGATGATATTGGCGAACAGGTGAATACAACATTTCCTGATTTCATGTATCGTGCCTTCCATACAACGCCAGAACTTGGTGCTATCATCCGTGGTGGTCGTGAATTGATTGCATCTCGTGGGTTGTTTATTAAGAAAAAACGTTATGCCGTGTTGATTTATGACCACGAAAAGAAACGTCTTGATGTAGATGGCAAGTCTGGTAAGGTAAAGGCAATGGGTCTTGATCTCAAGCGCAGCGATACGCCAAAGATTGTTCAGGAGTTTTTGAGTAAAATCCTTAAGATGTTGCTTGAGGGTGTGGATAAAGAGAAAATTATTGAAGATATTATAGAGTTTAAACATGTTTTTAAAAACCGCCCTGAGTGGGAAAAGGGAACACCAAAACGTGTTAACAATTTAACTAAGTTTACTGATTTAGAAAAGAAACTTGGTAAGGCAAATATGCCAGGCCATGTTCGTGCTGCAATTAACTGGAATATGATGCGCCGTATGCATAGTGACAATCGTAGCATTGAAGTAGTTGATGGTATGAAAACTATTGTATGCAAACTTAGACCAAATCCGCTTGGAATGACCAGCATTGGTTATCCAACTGACGAATCTCGTTTGCCGCAGTGGTTTAAAGATTTGCCATTTGGTGCACAGGAAATGGAAGATACCATTGTTACCCAAAAAGTTCAGAATCTTCTTGGTGTTCTAGAATGGGACATTACAAATGCAACAAACATTTCAAATACATTTAATACACTATTTGAAGTTGAAGAATGAATATTATAGAAAAACAAAGATATTATAATATGATATTGGAGGCACGTAATAGTTACAGCAATCAAGCTGACTATTATCGTGAAACTACAAAACTTTTTGACGACTTGTTAGATAAAATAAACGATGACTTGCAGAGCAGTAAACAGACTCTCGAAGATAGTAGTCGTATTATGTGTGAGAAATTAAATAAAAATGATTTAGGATTTCGTAAACACTTTATTGAAGTTAATAAGTTTAATGTTAACGATCTAGAAAAACTATCAGGAATTATATCTAGGGAGTTGATGTTTGACTCTCCAACTATTGAACTTTTTCCTGGAACTGGTCAATTTTTGCCATACGCTGTTGCATCTGAACCACTTTATATCTACGATAGATATATGGATATATGTGACATTGCAGCAAAGGCAGTGAATAATGATCTATACGTTAAAAGACGCTTACGCAAATATGATGCCTATCATACTCTTCCAAAAAATGCATTTAATTTAGTATATTGTTTTAATGAGTTTTTTTATGCAGACACCGATTATGTATACGAAACTAGCAAAAAAGCTATGGAATTACTACACGCTGGTGGGAAATATATTTTTAATTTCTTACCAAATGACCAAGAGTGGGCAATAGAGTTTAATAAATTAGGACATTTTTCTGTTATTGATTATAAAAAAGTTATAGACTTAATGGTTGCAGACGGATGGGAATTAATGAATTGCGAGCTACAACCTATAAAATCAAGTCATATTATGATGCGTAAGCCAGGAAAGTTTATACCAAAATATAAAATATCAGGCGGTGTTGCAGAAATTATTGACATTGATCCATCAATCTTATAATATTATTAAAAAGGTGTAAACATGAAAGATTTTCTATCAGATATCGTATCTCATACTCAACCAGTTGGTATTGACCTAATCAAGGTCATTGGTGATGACAAAGAAACCACTATTAAAAGCAAAGATGCAAATAATAATGTTATTTTGAGTGCCAAGTTCAATAATGTAAATCAAGCATTTATCGGAACTTTTGGTATGCCAGACCTTTCAAAATTAAATGTCATTCTCAATATTCCAGAATATGCAGAAAATGCAAAAATCAATGTAGTAACACAAAGCCGAAACGGAACTGATGTTCCAGTTGGATTACATTTTGAAAATGCCGTAGGTGATTTTAAAAATGAATATCGCTTTATGGCACAAGAAATTATCAATGAGAAATTAAAAACAGTCAAGTTTGGCGGTGCTGCTTGGAATATTACATTTGAACCAACAGTTTCAAGCATCAATCGCCTTAAGTTTATGGCTTCTGCAAATCGTGAAGTTGAAAACTTTGTTGCAAAAACAGAAAATGGCAATCTAAAGTTTTATTTTGGTGATCCATCTACTCATGCAGGTAACTTTGTGTTCCAAAGCGGAGTAAAAGGCACACTGACTAAGAACTTAAGTTGGAATGTTGGATTACTACAAAGTATCCTTAACCTACAGGGAGATAAAACTATTGATTTCAGTGATGCTGGCGTTGCACGTATTACTGTTAACAGTGGATTAATTACATACGAATACCTATTACCAGCAAAGGTTTCATAAAATGGAAAAGAATAAGTTTGGCGATATCCGAGAATATCTTGAGTGCGACTGTTATGACATTGAGCATCTTGTTTGTATTGATGTAACCCAGTGGGATGAAGATTGGCCACCTGAGTTTTCTTTGCAGACACAAGCAAGACAGTGGCGACCATTTCATCGTCGTGTGTGGGCAGCATTAAAATACATTTTTGGCAGTCCACTTGTATGGGATGGCACCGCTCTTAACAAAGAAAAAGTTGATAAACTTCAATTGGTTATCAATGAGTTTTATAAAATGTATGCTGATTTTGAGGCTAAACGTCCTAATGGAAAAAAATGATATAAATCTGTTTCAATATGGTGGTTGTGGTGCTGCATACCTATTCCACCAACTTTTATTGACTGATGACTTTGATATGTGTTTCAAGTTTGGCAAATCTGCAGAGTACTCAAGAGATAAAAACTTTAGAAAAGATAGAATTAAATCATGGAAGGCGGAAGAAGTTCCACCAGATAATCCTGCTACACTACTACTAGAAACAGATAAAAGAAGAATATTTTCAGTAGTAAACAGTCTAGATTTATGGCACAAATACCCAGGCAGAAAAATAGTCTTGTATACTGATTTGCGAACACAGATACGAATGACACATTGGAAGAAGGCATTTTGGTTTTTTGAACGTCCAACGCATGACTGGCAAATAGAAGATTCTTGTAGGGGATTTAGACAATTAGTCAAAGACAATCCAAATAATATATTTGGAAAATATATAGAAAATAATCTTTTTGATTATTATACTATAAAATTACAAGATATATTAACAGTAGATGGGCTTGCAAAAGTATTTGAAGATTTAGGTACTAAAATTACCCAAAAAAATATAGATTTTATAAATTACTACCTTGATGCACATCCACCAAAATTATTAGATAAGTGTGGTATTAAAAAAATACATTGACAACTATTAACGACTTGTATAATATATAAACTGTGGCACTGGAAATCCACACAACATAAAAAGAGAAAAAGAATGATTAAAAATAAAACAGTCAATCGTGTGTTCAATGATTTGGACGATTATCGCAACTTCTGCCGTGATTATGGCTATGTTTTTAAGGAAGCAGACCTTTATCATCGAAATACTACCTACTCACTATTTGAGAAGTCTCGTCGTGGTGAATATGTAAAAAATAACTGGGACGCAGATGCTGAACTAACTGCAGCACCTGTTCACACAACCGTTCAGTAACCAGTGAGTTTTCCAGTGCCACATGACCAAGAACTTGATGTTAAATTTTATAATACCACACTAGAACCAGACCATATTCTTGAGTTTAGCAAGTTTACTAAGTTTTCACCAAACCGAACAAAGCTAATGTATAAATTGAAAGATATGTTTAATCAGCAAAATCTTAGAAACGGGTCTGATTATCTTTTTTTAAATTCTTATAATAATGGCGGTAAAGTTCAGGTATGGTTCAAAGATAAAGAATATGTAAGTTTATTTGCAGTAATGTATACAAAAGATGAGTGAATTTTTAGACATGGAAGTAGAAAAACGTATTTGGGGTCACTTTGAAGTTATCAAAGAATACTCTAATGTAAAAGTTAAAGAACTTGTAGTAGAACCTAGTCGCACACTTAGCTTTCAACGTCACGAAAAACGTAATGAGTTTTGGGTTGTTGAGACTGGTGTGGCACAAGTTATTACACAAAATATGGAAAATGAAGTTCAAACATTCTTTTTGAATAAGGGCGATATTTTACTAATTCCAGTAGGTTCGTGGCACCAGTGTATTAATCCTGGCAAAGAGTTATTGCGTATTGTTGAAGTTCAATACGGCGAAGCCTGTGAAGAATCAGATATTGAGAGGATGTATCAATGAAGTTTATGCAGCGTTGGATTGCTAAAAAGTTAAAGTGGTATTGGGAAAATCATGACAGGCTCGTACATGGTTATGAACAAGATTCAGATATGGTTTATCCTACTACTTCGGGACCATCGCCTATGGGTAGTAGTAAACCACGATTTTCTGGTAATGTTACCCGTGCCGACTCACAACTTCGTGGCAATCCAGTTGAAATGAAAATCCATATGGCTAATGGTGGGTATGTCATTGAGTTTTATCGTTACGATGCTGCAAAAGACCATTCATCTATTGAAACATATGTTATCGACGATAACGTTGATAAACTTGGCGAGAATATTGCACAGATTGTAGTTCAATACACAATTCAGAATCGGTAAATATCTATAATGGGTGATGATTTCAGGTACAATTGGAGCGTAATTCCAAACGATAGCCAAGGATGGCAGAGGCTTAGAGAACGTGGGCAAATGAACAACTGGATTATGGATGCCGTTGTTCATAAACACGATGAGGTATTTTTTCGTGTGCCATGGAGTAAACAGCTTAGCCTACAAAATACTAATCCAACCTTGGCAGAGGCATGGAATCATTACCTAACACTACTAGCAGTATTGGAAAACAGTGAAGATGATCACTAATCCCGATGATTATGATATTGAAATTACCGATGACGAGGTTGCATACCTTATTATGAAATATCTGTCCGACCAAAAGAAGTTGGGCAGGAATATAGTCCCAATGCGGGAAGTTTATCAATATCTAGAATGTGATCTTCCAGACGATCTAGAAAACGAGTTTATGGTAATTCGTGATGAAATTGCTGATCAGCTAGCCGAAGAAGATGCCAAGCGCCGTCTTCTTCTAAATTAAACTTTGACACGGGTGGTAAATATGTTATATTGGATTTATCAATTGGTGTTAGGAGAACACAACATGCGTAAAATTGCAGCAACTTTTGCAGTCCTTGGTTCATTATTGGTGGCAACCGCTGCCCAAGCCGATGGATATTATTACCATCATCATAATCACTATTATAACGGCGGTGGTGGCGGTGGTGCATTGATTGGTGGCCTCATCGGCGGTATGATCATCGGTGGCATGTTAGCTCAGCCTCGTTATGAACAACCACGCTATTATGAAGAAGAAGTTCCAGTTTGCCATCGTGAGTTTCGTGGATATGACTACTATGGTCGCCCTGTTTATATCAAGGTTTGCGAATAATGCCGTATATGGATGGAATAGTTGATATGTGGGATTTATTAAAAAACCTAGCAAAAAAATCAAAACCTGTAAAAGAGAAGCCAAAAACTCCTCGTAAACCTCGTGCAAAAAAAGCTAACGCAGAAGCTAAAGTTGAAGCAGCCGAACCTAAAGTTTCCGTAATAAATGTTGGATTTGATAAAAACAATCCACGTGTAGGTGACCTTGAACTTGAATGGAATGCAGAGTTTATCGCATTGCTTTCAAAGCATGGGTATCAGGGAAATACCGACGAAGACAAAGTTGATGCATGGTTGAACGACATTTGTCGGACAATTTTATCAAATAACCCTCCTGATATTGGTCTTGCAAATCTTGAAGGAAATAATCGGTATATTAGTCGAACCAATCTTGGCGACGGAAAAACCGAAGTAAAATAACCCTTGACATTCCTCTAATAAGAGATTATATTAGTCACATGAAATATCTTCTTATAGATACCGCTAACCTATTTGCACGTGCACGTCATAGCACACCAGGTGGAGCAGATACTTGGCAAAAAATTGGTTTAGCATTACATATTATGCTTAATTCAGTGATGAAAGTTCATCGTCTGTATAAACCAGATCACGTTATTTTTGCACTTGAAAGTCGTAGCTGGCGCAAGGATCATACTGGTACATATAAAGCAAATCGTGCTGTTACAAAAGCTAAAATGACTGTTCGTGAACTTGAAGAAGATAAAGAGTTTTGGGAAGTGTATGAGCAGTTTACAAATTGGCTCAATGAACGCACTAATTGCACTGTTATTAAAGTTGCTGCCGCAGAAGCAGATGACATTATTGCTCGTTGGACTGCACTTCATCCCAACGATGAACATATTATCTTGTCCAATGACACTGATTTTTATCAACTCCTTAGTGAAAATGTTACTATCTACAATGGCATGACAAATAACTTTATCACTACTACTGGGTTTTTTGACGATAAGGGAAAACCCGTTGTTGATAAAAAGACAAATGAACACAAAACTGTTGGAGACCCTAAGTTTGTGCTATTTGAAAAATGTATGCGTGGTGATCCAACTGACCATATTATGAGTGCGTATCCAGGTGTTCGCACCAAGGGTAGCACTAAAAAAGTTGGATTAATTGAAGCCTATGCTGACCGTGAAAAACGTGGTTGGGCATGGAATAACATGATGCTTCAGCGTTGGGTTGACCACAATGGTGTCGAGCATCGTGTGCTTGACCGTTATGAAGAAAACCGTGTGTTAGTTGATCTTACTGCACAACCAAGTGAAATCCGTGATGCAATAGATGCTGCGCTTGTTGCAGTAACACCTAAATCCAATTCTCAAATTGGAACACATCTTATTAAGTTTTGTAGTAAGTATGAACTTAATAAGATGCTTGAAAATGTAAATCATCTTGCTGAAGTTCTTAGTCTTAGTCTACCAAAGGAGACAATCAATGAATAAACTTGTTACCTATTTTTCTAAATATTTCCCATATGTCGTATTAGCGGCATTTATCGGGGATATCTATGTGTTCTGGCACGTTGATCAAGATCGTGTTCTTATGGATATTGCTGGTGCTATTGGATGGGCAAGTTTCATTGAAGTCAGAAAAGATTACGATAGTCTTCTTACTATGATTGAAGGAAAAACTAAACATGACGCTTAAGGCAAAAAACATTGTTGAAAATCGTTTTTGGATTATTGAAAACGACAAAGGTGAACGTATTGGTAACATTGCACAGACTAGCAATGGTGTTCGCTGCACAGTAAGTGATATGGTAGAAGTGTTTCCATCTCTAGATGAAATGGTTGCACGTAAGGGTATTACTATTGCACGTAAGACACGTGAAGCTAAGATTACTAACATTCCTGAAACGGATGTTTATGGATATTCGACCAATCATACGCCACATAATAAAATGTGGAATGTACAGTTGAAGTTGCCCCTTTATACTAAAAATGAAAAGAGCAGCAGTTATTTCTGTGCAGGATATTATATTATTAAGTTTGACAAGTCTTGGTCACGTGTCTTTACGCCAAAACTTATTACACTCCAACGATATGAATATGAAGGTCCATTCAAAACAAAGATAGAACAAGCTGAAAGGTTTAAACAACTACATGAGACAGCCTAGTACATATCATATTAGAGAGTTCATCAACCGTGGTGAAAACGTTTCTGGAAACGGATTGATTGTCCAAAAAGAAACAGTTGCAAATGTTACAAGAGAACTTGCTGATTTATTGGCATTTACACTTGAACTTCAAAATGAAATTGCTGATTTGAAAGAACAAGCTGAAAAAAATCAAATTACGGATGTTGAACTTATTGGTAAAGATTTTTAACCCATTTTTATGAAGATAAATAATTCATAAGAATAATCAATTATGTCCAGACCAAAGCCACAGATACTAATCGAAGTAACTAATAAAACTACATATAAGTCTGACCAAGTTTTGGCCAGCGAAGGCATTTGGGCAATTTATCTTGACAATAAACCCATAAACCTTAAAACTACCAGTTTATTAGCACAGTATCCTGGACCAAAATATCGCAAAACAAGTTTCTCAAATCCTGGCCACGCAATTAATCTATGCAAGAAACTCAATGCACAGTTCAAAACAACCCGCTTTAGCGTTGTCTTGCTCAACAGTGGAACTCCAGTTTTCCCAAAAAATGAAAAGCAAGGATGAGTGGACGCTAGAGTTATATCAATTATATGCCAGTAGTCGCAGTGACTTACGTAAAATTCACACCGATGTTAATATATTATTTTGGTATAATCTTAGCAAAACTCAAGGATTGAGGCTAACACCTCTAGGATTTGATTTGATGCGTGAGGCGGGTTATAAGTTTTATGAAAATCCTATAGATGTTAAAAAATATCCTATAAATGGTAGGGAATTAGTCCTAATGGACCGATACCATCCTCACCCATGGTTTCACCTTACTGGCAAGGGGAGTTTATTCCTAACCGATGGGGAGTTATCCACAATCCTTGCCATGTGTGAGAATAATTTATTGCAAGCAATTCAATTTTTAGGTTGACAAGCTATATAAGTGTGATATTATCACCTTATGTTGATGGAGACGAGAAATGCGTAGTGCTTATGCAAAATCCCTTGCTGACGCAAAATACCGTCAGCGTGTAGTAAAAGCCCGTAAGGGTAAAGGTTCATATTCCCGTAAAACTAGCAAGAAAGACCAATCAAATGGCTGATTTTCCCTTTGTAGACGTTATTGCTGCCTCATGTGCTGCCCTTCGTGTCAATGGTCGTTATATTAAACGCCATGAAGGCGGAGAGGGCGAACTCAGTAATAATGTTGTTCTAAAGTACATTCTTGACCCTGCCTCATTCTCTACTGGCAGTGCAGAGATTCCAGAAAAGTATATTGGTCAAACAGTTACTGATGCTGATCTTGCGGAAGCAAGTGCAATTGTTCAGTATCTTGACCATCAGATGCTTGAACTGATTGCAGGTAATCTTCAGGATTACTGGAAAAACCTTGTTCTTCTTACTGAACGTAAGACGATTTCTTCTACCGATTACCGTACTCTTGCGCTGGTTGCAAGTGTTCCTTCCTCATATAAAAATGCTATGGCACGTGAAACTGCTATTGACAAAATTAACACTTTGAGCCAGAATAGCAAGTGGATTGGTAAGATTGGTGACAATTTTCCGCAACAGAATGTGGAAATCATCAGCAGCGTGTTCAGTGCCACATACAATAAGTGGTTCTATACAGCACTTACCGCTGACAAGAATATCATCAAGTTTCCCCATGCCCAAGCTATGGGCACTGGTGATACCCTTGAACTGTCAGGGCGTGTATATAAGCACGATGAAAATAACACGACTCGCCTTCATTATGTTCGTGTAAAAAAAATCTAAAAAAGATAAAAAAGTTCTTGACACCATATAATGGTGTGGTATTATCTCAATATAGTCAACTGATGGAGAAAACAAATGGCTAAGAATACCGATGCCGCACTCTCTGAAGTGCGTTCTGTCACCCTCGCTGCTGCTAAGCGTGAGATTATGGTTTGCGTTCGTCGCAAACGTCCTGTGTTCCTGTGGGGTGCTCCAGGTATCGGCAAGTCCGAACTGGTTGCAGGTCTCTGCGATAGCATGGGTGGCAAGTTGTATGACCTTCGTCTTGCACTTATGGACCCTTCCGATTTGAAGGGTGTTCTCTACTACAATCCTGTTGCAGGTTCTGCAATGTGGAACCAGCCGCCAGACCTTCCTACGAAAGAGGAAGCTGCCAAGTATCCGATTGTGTTCTTGTTCCTCGACGAAATGAACTCGGCTGCTCCTGCAACACAGGCTGCTGCTTACCAGTTGGTTCTTAACCGTCGTGTCGGTACATATGAACTGCCTGATAACGTTGTTATCGTTGCCGCAGGTAACCGTGATACTGACCGTGGTGTTGTGTATCGTATGCCTTCCCCGCTTGCCAACCGTTTTGTTCACTTGAACTTGCGTGTTGACTTCGAGTCGTGGAACGAATGGGCACTCAACAACAAGATCAATCCTGACGTTGTTGCCTATGTTACGTGCAATAAGAACGATCTGTTCAACTTCGATCCTCGTTCTTCTGGTACGGCATTCGCTACGCCTCGTTCGTGGTCGTTCGTTTCGGAACTTCTGCAAGAAGACCTTAACGATGTCGAACTCAATGACCTTGTGTCAGGTACGGTTGGTGAGGGAATTGCTCTCAAGTTTGCTGCACACCGCAAGGTTGCATCGCAGATGCCTAACCCGTCTGACATTCTGGCAGGTAAGGTTAAGGAACTCCGCACTAAGGAAATTGGTGCAAAGTACTCCTTGACGGTTTCTATCTGCTACGAACTCAAGGACAGCTACGATAAGTTTGGCGGTGATCGTATGAAGGACGCTGACAATACCCAGTGGCATGGTGAACTGGACAACGTGTTCCGCTTCTTCTTGGATAACATGGATACTGAACTTCAGGTCATGATGCTCGCTACTATCCTGCGTAACTACAAGTTGCCTATGAAGGCTAGCAAGCTGACGAACTACAAGGAATATCACGCTAAGAATGGCGACTTCATTCTTAGTGCGGTGCGGGACTAATCTCGCCCTACCCGTCTCCATCCGTTAGGGGGCGAGAGCAACGCAGCAGGGTAGACCGTGAATCTACCCTGCTGTTTTTTATAGGAATTATATAATGGCATATTTTATAACTGGTGCAGGACATTTAAACGGGCTTGGTGGTGCGCTAGCACTGCATCTGCTTGAATGTGGCAAGAATGTTGTTATTAATGGTAGAAACATCGATGACAAATGGTATGAATATAAAATGGCATATGCAGATAGATTGCATATTGTTGTAGGTGATATTACTGATCCCGAAATCCAAGAACTTTTTATCAACGAAGCATATACTCTTGGTGGTATGGATGCCCTAATCAATAATGCCAGTAGCATCGAAAGCGACCCTCGCAATCGTGACGATTGGCAAAATGATTATTTGATAAATGTTATTGTTCCGTATGAATTGAGTTGGAAGGCTAGGTTGCATTTATCTAAAACAAAAGGGTGTATTGTCAATATTGGGAGCAGAGCAGGATTACAAGTTACGAATGAGGGCGGAAATGTTCCATACAGTATAGCAAAAGCTGCATTACATCATCTTACAATAACATTAGCATCGCAATTTCATTTTGATCCAGTTAGAGTAAATGCTATTGCACCTGGTATGTTTGAAAGTGACCGATTAAAGATAAAATTTGCTGGCGATTACTCTGATAATGAACAACGTTTTTTTAAAAAATCTATCATAAAAGATAGAATAACACATGAAGAATTGGTAAAATCTGTCATGTTTTTGATAGAAAATAAGAATATTACAGGCCAAATCTTACCAATTTGTAATGGTGCGTCGATAAATCGTGCATAAAAAATGCTTGACATAACCGATATATATGGTAATATTGGTTATATTGATGGAGAACTAATATGGCTAAAAAATCGTCTAATCCAGCTATCAAGCTGAGCGAAACAATCGATCCTGTGGCAGATGCCAAGGCTCGTGAAAACATCCTTAAAGCACGTATTGCGCTTGTGCTCAAACAGCCGTTTTTCGGCAATCTTGCTATGCGTCTTAAATTGGTAAATGCCGATAGCTGGCTTACCACGGCGGCTACAGATGGTCGTCACTTCTATTACAATTCCTCGTTCATCAATCTGCTTGACACTCAACAGAACCTGTTCTTGTTCTGCCATGAGTTGCTTCACTGTGCATATGACCATATGAGCCGTGGTATCGGCAAACAGAAAGATATTGCCAATATTGCCATGGATTATGTAGTCAATGCCGATTGTCTCAAGTATGGTCTTGGTAAGAAAATCACGGTTGTTCCTATCCTGTATGACCGCAAGTATGAAGATTGGAACTTTGAACAGGTGTATGAAGACCTGATCAAGAATGCAACCAAAATTAACATGGATGACCTTCTTGACCAACTTCTTGATGACCATCTTGATAACAATAAAGATGAAAAAGATGGTAATGGCGATAAGAAAGATGGCAAGGGTAATGGTCGCCCATCGTTGTCGCCAGAAGAACGTCAGGCTATCCGTGATGAGTTCAAGGAAGCTATGCTTGCTGCTGCTCAAAGTGCAGGTGCTGGGAACGTCCCAGGAAACATCAAGCGTATGATCAACGAACTGACCAACCCTAAAATCAATTGGCGTGAGTTGATTACTCAACAAATCCAGTCTACTGTTAAAAACGATTACACATGGACTGTGCCTAACAAGAAGCATTTTTCTAACGGATTTGTGCTTCCTAACATGCGTAAGGATCAGGCTATTGATGTTTGCTGTGCAATTGATACCAGTGGTTCTATCTCACAGGAACAAGTAACTGAGTTCGTAAGTGAGATTGCAGGTATCATGCAGACTTTTGATGATTACAAAGTCAAAGTATGGTGCTTTGATACCTCTGTCCACAATGCGGCAGACTATGACATTGGCAATGGTCACGAAATTGCCGCATATGAAATGGGTGGTGGTGGCGGTACTGACTTTGACGCTAACTGGCAGTGGATGAAATACGAAGACATTACACCAAAAATGCTCATCGTATTTACTGATGGTGAACCATACGGTTCATGGGGTGATGAAAACTATTGCGATACCGTATGGATCATCCACAACCGTTATCGCAAGGATATTGTCCCACCATTTGGTGTAAGTGCATACTACGACGAAGCATAACAATCATGGCGGGGGTAAAACCTCGCCAATTTTTTTATCATAATTTTATTATTATTAAATACATATATAATGGAGAAAAACCAATGAGTGAAGAAGTTAATAGTCAAATCACTGATTCAGTGACCCAAACACCAGCGCCAAATATTACTATTGCAGATATCGCATTTCTTGTACAGATTGTAGAAGTATGCAGTCAGCGTGGTGCATTTCGTGCAGAAGAACTAACCAATGTTGGTGCAGTTTATGATAGAGTAAAAGCATTTATCGTCGCTAATACTCCAGCACCACAAGCTAATGACGATACAACAGAGGAATCAGAATAATGAGTTTTTTCAAGCACGTTGGTAAAGTCAACGGAAAGAAAGTTATTATTGTACAGAGACATCTGCCAGGTGAAGAACACATGGCAGTTGTTATTTACAGTGATATTATGCCAAGTAAGTATCATGATGATGTTATGCAGCTACTAGAAAGCGAAGGCGGACAGCAAGCATTTGAGTTTCGTGATATGCTAGAACGTCGTATGATGAGTGATGGACAAAATATGCTTTCAGCACTTAGTCAAGAAGGTTACTTGAAGCGTGTTGCTGCTAACAATGTTATGGTAACGCCAAACAGCAAGAGCAGTATGCGTCTTGATGAACTTAATGCACTTCTTAATACTGTAGGCAAGGGTGAAGAAGCGGTAAAGCGTCTTGATCGTATGGAAGCCAATCAAGGTATGAGCGACCCTGCAAAGCGCAGCGTTGACTCTGATACTATTAGCTTAGATACCATGAATGGTTTACAATCAGCACCAGTTGCACCTGCGGTGGCTGCACCTACAGCAGCACCAATTGACCAAACTGCACTTATGATGCAAATGATGCAGACTATGCAAGCGATGCAGCAGCAGCTTAATGACATGAAGGCACCAAAGGTACCAAAGGCAACAACAATACCAAAGAATAATGCAAAAGTAGCCAAGACAAAAACAAGTGCATAATTTCAGTGATGAGTTTTATGAACGGTGGGAACATCTACTTTCTGATGCAGAAATAACAGAGGTTCCCATGCGGTTTATAAAAGAAGTAAGCGTAACATTTGATAATGATGACCAGAAAATCTTTGACATAGCACACATGTTAGCGTCTGGTCATGATATTGAATTAATAGAAGAAACCATCGAAGAGTTCCTTGAAGAACACGATGATGATATTGCAGTTGTCGATTTCCATATTAACATCCCTGCATTAGCTGAAGAAGTTGATGCAAAAACAAACAAATTGTTAGACAGTGATTAAAGCAATCTTTGCAGTAGATCGTAATGGTGGATTAGGTCAAGGCGGTTCGCTGCCTTGGCCACACGACCGTGAAGATATGTTGTGGTTTAAAAATGCCACAACTAATCACATTGTTGTTATGGGTAGTAACACATGGTTAGACCCAGTGATGCCCAAACCACTTCCAAACCGTCATTGTGTGGTTGTATCCAATCAAGACGTTTCATTATTTCCGCAAGCCCACGATACTATCTGGGGCGGTGCACTCGAAAAAAGTTTACGTGTATTAGAATTACAAAACCCTGATAAACATATTTGGATTATTGGCGGTGCCAAGCTAATTAATAGTACAAAACATCTTTTCCGTGAAATCCATCTCACAATATTTGACAAAGCATATGATTGTGATGTATTATTAGATGTTGATGGATTGCTTAGCGGGTTTGAAGAACGTTATAAAACTTGGGGTAAAGATAAAACTTTTTCGGTGTGGAATGCAAAATTATAATCATTTATGTTCTAAAATAATTCTTAATGGTATTGAAAGCACGGACAGAACTGGCGTTGGTACGCTAAGTATGTTCGGCGAGCAGTTACGATTTAACCTTGCTGATGGGTTTCCCGCAGTAACGACTAAAAAATTAGCATGGAAATCCATGGTAAGCGAACTGCTGTGGTTTATTGAGGGTAGTGGCAATGAAAGACGATTGGCAGAAATATTATACGGACTATCGGGTGCAGAAGGAAAGCAGACCATCTGGACTGCAAATGCTGACGCACCTTATTGGAAGCCAGGTGCTCGCTATGTTGGCGATCTTGGTCGTGTATATGGTGTTCAGTGGCGGCACTGGCGGACAGTAGACGAGAACGAACAACCATGGATTACTGGTCTTAATAAAATAAATTATCGTGAAACTGACCAACTTGTTGACCTTATAAACGGTCTTAAGAACGATCCAACAGGCCGTCGTCATATACTCAGTGCATGGAATCCAGGTGAGTTGAAGCAAATGGCTCTACCACCTTGTCACATGTTTGCACAATTTTATCTACGTAATAACAAACTTAGTTGTCAGATGTATCAACGCAGTGCTGACGTATTCTTAGGTGTACCATTTAATATTGCCAGCTACGCATTGCTTACACATCTTGTGGCTAAAGAAATCGGTGCTGATGTTGGTGAACTTATCCTAACATTCGGTGATGTTCATATCTATAAGAACCACGTAGACCAAGTTAAAGAACAGATTAGTCGTCGTCCATATCCACTGCCTACGCTTGATATTAGTGCCGTAGATAGTCTCTTTACAGCTACTATGGACCAAATCAAACTGGTAAATTATCAATCACATCCTGCTATCAAAGCTGATATGGCGGTATAAATGCGTTACTATGTTCTTGGTGGGTCTGGTTTTATCGGACATGTCGTGGTCAATAAACTGCTTGAACTTGGTGAAGAGGTTGTCGTTATCGATTGCCTAAGTCCATATTCCGAGGTGTATAAAAAACGTAGACCACCAAGGCATCTTCGTAAAAACTTTAAGTTGCGGAACTATTACGTTTCGTATGCTATTAAAAATAACCCCTTACGTCCATCTGACGTTGTTATACACTTGGCAAATACTCCAAATCAAGCTGGGTTTTCAAACTCACCAGATGGTCATTACCAAAGTGTATTTGTAGATAATATGAGCACAAATCAACACGTGATTGAATGGTGTGCTGTTGCCAGTGCAAGATTGGTGTATGTTAGTAGCAGTATGGTATATGGAAATTGGACAGGTAGCGTCAGTGAAAGTGTTGCCCCAAATCCTGTAAATGCATATGGTCGTATGAAACTATGCACTGAAAATATCATAACTGACTCACTGCACAAATATACTATTATCCGCCCAACGGCTGTATATGGACCAAATGATAGCTTGGGCCGTGTTATTTCTCTTTGGGTGCATGATGCAAAAGTTGGTGACCCAATATACGTTGACTCGCCTGATGCACAACTTGATTTCACACATGTGGATGATACTGCTAATGGTATCGTCGCAGCAGCACTGGCTAATTATTACACGCAAGGTGTGTTTAATATTAGTGCAGGACGTGCATGGACGCTATTAGATGCAGCACAACTAATTGTTAAAACAATTGGTAGTAAGAGTGAAATCATATGTGGTAAAGGATTGCCACCAGATATGCCACGCCGTGGTGCGCTTGATATTACCAAGGCAGATAGTATGTTGAATTATAGACCACGTATTAAGTTTGAAGACGGAATTAGAACACTACTATGAACATTCCATTTACTGATTTATATCAACAATATCGTGAGGCAGAGTCTGCGATAGACCTTGCCATTGCTCGCACGATTGCAACCAACAGCTTTATCACTGGCCCAGATGTCATCACATTTGAGACTACGATGGCAGAGTATCTTGGTGTGCCAGCATTTGCGAGCACAGGTAGCTGCACAACAGCCCTACAGGTAGCACTTAAGGCATGTAATGTTGGCGTAGGTGACGAGGTTATTACAACCAGTCATACGTTTGTAAGCACTGTAGAGGCCATTGTAAACGTAGGTGCTACACCTATCATGGTTGATATTGACGAGTATTATCAGCTATCACCGCATAAGTTAGACAAATATATTACACCAAAGACAAAAGCCATACTTGCTATGGATGCATATGGTCAAAGTTGCGACATTCATACACTGCGTTATTATGCAGATGAGTTTGGATTATACCTTATCAATGATAGTGCACACAGCTTTGGCAGTGCTATTATGAATGTAGCTGACCTTAACTGTTTCTCATTCAATCCTATCAAAAACTTTGGTGCTATGGGAGATGCTGGTGGCGTAGGTGGTCGTGCAGACCTTGTTGAACGTTGCCGTATGTTCCGTGACCATGGACGTAATACAAAGTTTGTATTTGAAGAAGTTGGATACAATGCACGTATTGATAACATGCAAGCCAATATCCTGCTTGCCAAGTTGCCATACCTAAAAGGTTGGAACGAGGGTAGAGCACGTGTAGCTGCACGGTATGATACTGCACTTAAGGATATTGTGAGCATCCCACTACGCTCTGGTCTTAGTGACCATGTGTATTATGTGTATGTCATACAGGTTGATAACCGTGATAATCTTGCACAATATCTTAAAGAGTGTGGTATTGCTACTAATATTCATTATCCTATACCGTGCCACTTACAACCAGCGTTTAAGCAGTGGCATAGAGAATTACCAAACTGTGAACGTGCAAGTAAGCGTATACTAAGCCTACCATGCTATCATAGCTTGACAGAACAACAACAATATTATATAATTGACAAGATTTGGAATTGGAAACCATGAAGATTTGGCTTGTAGGCAGTGGATATTGGGGCAGTAAGATTGCTGCAAAACTAACGAAACTTGGTATTGAACATCAGATAATTGATATTAAAAATGGTCAGACTATTGATGATATCAATACACCTGACCCAGTTATGCTTGCGACACCACTGTGGGAACACTATGCACAAGCACTACAACTAATCCATAATGGTCATGATGTTTATATTGAGAAACCAGCAGCAGAAAATAGTGACCAAGTAATTGATTTACTAAAGTCTACAAAAGATAATATCGTTATGGTTGGACACATTTACATGTATAACCCAATCCTACACAAATTAAAAAGCATGATTGATACTGGTGTGCTTGGCGAGATACAATTTATCGGCAGCGTCCGCACAAACCTTGGCATCTATCAAACAAAAACTACGCCGCTACTGAGTTTGGCACCACATGATTTTACTATTATTGATCACCTATTAGGTGGTGACCTGTTCATCAAGTCTGGACGTGGATACAAGTATAGTCCTGATAGCCCATATGCAGACCGTGTATTGGTAGGAGGATATAACTGGCATATTGATGTAAGCTGGGCACATCCTGAACGCAAGCGTGAGGTTACTGTTATTGGGACCAAGGCACAGGCAGTGTGGAATGACGATGCCAAGACATTAGTCATTCATAAGAACAATGTCGTTGATGGTCGTTTAGTATTGAATGAAGTTAAAGAATCATTTCATTGGAAGTCTGATGTAGACCCACTACAAAATGAACTTGAACATTTTATTGATTGTGTGAAGAATAGAAAAAGCCCAATGACTGACTTGAAGTATGCGAGAACAATGGCAGACTACATTGATATTGCACAGTTACTCGTTGACTTCTCCATGCAATGATTTGAAGTAATCACGCAACCATTCCCAACGAAACGTGTTCTTACGATACTCTGGATCGTTACGATACTTTTCATAGAATGCTGCACCGTCACGTGCTCCACGTAATGCCCACTCGCTATACTGGCCATGTGCCACATTCTGCCATACATATAATCTGTAATCTGTTTCAACACTTGGCGTGGTTTCGGAAAACTCTTTTAGCTTATGTGACTCACGGAAAGCGGTTCTCCATGTGTGATAGGGGTCTTGGTCAAACACGCCATAGCAGCTTATAATCGGCACAACAGCATGGTCAAAACTTAGTGTATAGTCTGTACCAAACACACCAAACTCTGGTGCATTTAGTACCATCTTTGCATTATACATAATAATTCCCATGTGACCATATTCTAAGTTATTCACCATGTTACGACTATAGAAAATATAGTGCTTGGGCTTTTGCCAATAATCTGGTGTAAAGTTAAAGTTAAAGTTACGATGCACACGAGTTTTAGCAAATACTGCATAGAACCATGGTGTATTACTTGCACGTGCCGCTGCCTTTAGTGCATTCTCCATGCCCTCAACACCATGTACACGTTTTACATTTTCAAACCCACGCAATTCTTCGTAGTTTTTATCAGCATCAGGCTCATCATAACTTATAAAAACAATATCACTATATGAACTTGGCATAAACTCTGCGGTCTTATCCAAGTATAGATATTCATATATTTCATCTTTAGCTAAGCAGTCACGTGGTACTAATGATATACTATTGTCAGCACTTAGTGATACAACAGGACGTTTCTCCCACAGGCATACATCTGGTACAATGTACTCATCAAACTCTTGATTGCTGAACAGTGTGTATATAGCTGATGATTTTTTATGTAGAGCAGTTGCTAAGCTATCTTGATTGTAGTATACAACAGGCCACTGCTTGCGTGGAACAGCGGTATGATTAAAGTTCCATGTATGAACTTCATTATTAATGAATTGTGGAACATATATCAGGAACGTATCACCCTTTTCACAGGTACCACTTGGCCAACAATGCACCTGATGTTCTTGGTCGGCATCTGGTAACCAACCAAAATCAAATGCGGTATAATCACAGCAGTCTGCAACAATCCACAACCATGGTGATTTACATTTTCTAACAGCATTCTTGATAGCTTCTTCCATAGTCGTAACCAATCTAACACGAAAATCGTGTGTCTGGCCAGAACCTACACCAGTATCAAGTAAGCACGTATCATAATATTTTTCGCCGTATGCAAGACCAGCCCAGTGATACTTTACTTCAGGGCTGCGATTGAGTAGCCGTGTATATGATAGTTGTTCCTTGCCATTCATAGTAAAGGCATGACTCATGTTCCAGTCCCATACGGATGGGAACCAATTGAAATTAAAATCAGTGTAGTCAATACGGTCGTCAGTTGCCCAATGCCACAATTCACCGTGCAGTGGAGTTTTTACTGGCAGTATGTTCTCATTGTGAAAAACACTTTCCGCTTGACTCCACTCCACATTAACTGGTATCAACCATGTTGTATAACATTGTGTATTGTGGTGGCTGGGCCAAGCATGATAGAAGTTCTTCTGATGACGTATTGACATCCAGTGCCAATTAAAGTTACTGTAGTCTACACTACGATGACATAACCAAACATACTCGGTGCGACTATTGGCACGTGCATGTTCAAACAATAATGTAATATCTATGCAATCGTCGTAGTCATACCAAAACTTATCAAACATGTGAGCGATAACCTGGCATTAAGTATGCAATCTGTCTCTCTTCATGGTCAACATCTGCCCAACTGTAATCGTATACTGCGGTCACACCATCAACTGTGATACTGTAAATATCCAAATAATCACCCATCATTTCCCAAATCTTATCTACGTCATTAGTTCCAAAACTACGTTGCGTATCAATACGGGCCAACTCAAGATAGCCGAGACTAAGATTGGTGTCACTGGGACTATAACCCTCACGAACCAACCAAGCACGATACCTGTCTTGCTCATCGGTATGCCAAGAATGTATTCCATAACATACATCACGACCCCACTCAATATCAAACTCACCACTGTAATACTGTAGGTGAGTAATTGCGTCACAGGTTGCCTTATCAAGTTCTGGTGCACCTTCATCTCGGAAAACTTCCATAAGAGTTTTTCCAATTTGTGTCCAGTGCATATAAATGTGTGCAAATCTTCTATCGTAACCATTTTTTATAAATCCTTGACGATGTTCTGGTGTAAGGTCATGTCGGCGAGCATTTAAGAATGTTGTTATTTGGCTAGGGCGAACCCATTGCGGGTCATAGTGCGCCTTACGTATGCTGAGACACAGTGTTTCAATTTCATGGCATAGGTTATTGATTTGTCTTATGCTGTATTTTACTTCTGGTGATGCAAGTTTGTAATACGGACTAAGATTTTCAACTGTGCCTTGTAGGTGTTCAAAATAATTATGAACAATATTCATAACATCATGATTTGGTCCACCACCACGCTTGCCTGATTCGTTTATACCAGTAAGTGGTATCATTACCAGTTGCGGCGTATAGTGCGTGACTAGCGGATATGGGTCAAGGCCCACACTTTGCCAAATATTAGTATCATTAAAGTTATCAACCCGTGTAGTGTGGCGACTTAGTTCACGTGTAAGATATTCAAGATTGCGTTGAGAGTTAGGCCACCCATGCCAGCAATAATTTTTTTCAAGAACACTGTTACGGTGCAATTCATCCTGCAATGCCACTACCCAATCTTTAGCAAGCTGCGTATCGTTTGGTTCAATATATACTGGTAATAGTTTAGACTTATCCAGTGGATTGCGTAGTGTCATTATAATGGTCATATGTTGTTCCACCATGCCAGCACATCAAGACGTGCTGATAATATCTTTTCTATTGTTATCTTATCATCTTTACGAACCGTTTCCAATTTTAATAAATGTGCCTTACCAATCTTAGCATCATGTTCATATGTGTCTGGAAACTGCTCAGCAAAGGTAGGTCGTGTCTTAAGATGTTCAAGTGTATCCCAGAGACTTTGAGTTCGGCGTGTTATCTTATCCTTTATTTTAGATTGAATATCTTCAATAAACGGTATAAGAATGTTTCGTGGTAATGCCAGTGGACTTAGTAGTATATCTGGCGAAAACGCAAAGATTACTTTACTGAGTAAATCTACATTCAGTTCATCAGCAAGAGCAATGATATTTTCCAAATCGTATAGCCCAAGGGTAGTAAGAGTAAAGTCAAGACGCATCTGACGAGGGTGTCTTGAGTGTATAATGCCATCTCTAAAGTTCCGTAAAAAACTATCATAATCAAGGCCAGTTCTAATATATTCACCGATATCTCCTGTTCCATCTAAACTTGCACATATTTCCCAGTGCGGAAATTGCTTTAATAAATCCCATAATGTTCCTACCTTATCTTCTACATAACTTAAGTTAGTATTGTAACGGATACGAACTTGGTCTGCGTATCCCAACTCAACAATGCGGCGCATGTATGTCCAGTGTTCATCATATAGCAGTGGCTCACCGCCTACCCAATAGATTTCACGCACACTTTTATTTTCAATTGCACTACGAAACTCTGGTATTACCGTATCACGTGTGAAGTTACGAATAGCATGGCGATTCTTTGACTGCATCCAAAAGTTTTTAGGATTGTTCAGGTCTACCATATTATTTTTAGTGACCTCAACTTCCCACGATGAACTTAACATGTCGCCGCACATACGGCATTTGAAGTTGCATACATTACTGTAGCGATAATCCCAAGAGATAGGTTCTAGTGTAGTATGCCCGTCAGCATCTGTATTAGCCAAGACGCTATCACGTAGATGACCAAAAAGATGTCCAAAGTAATCACGATATACAGAAGTGTTAAGTAACTTTTTATCGCAGACCTCACATGCTGATGGAACTTCACCAGCCAACCATTGCTTTCTAATCGTTCTAATATGTTCGCCATTCCACCAATCCTTTAATGTGAGCGGCGTAAACTGTCCATCACCACCAGCCGTATCAATATACTGTTTGAAGTTCTGCGCAGGTTCTCGTGACGCACAGCACAGTCGCCGTTCACCTTGTGGTGAAATATAGGTGTGCGTAAATGGCGCTAAGCAAAAATCATTCATAGCCGATTGCCGCCGCTATTTCAGGATGATGGTCACTAAACTTTTGATTACGCTGTACATCACTTTGTTTTAGCACACGAACTAAATCTGAGCCATCACTACTCATGCCCTTATACATAAACGTTAGCAAGTTTTTAACTTCGTCTGCGTATGGTCCACTATAATTTGCATACTTGTTATAAATCAAATCTTTTGCACGTTGTGTTAGGTGTGAGATACTAAAATGCCAAGCGTCATGCAGTACATTGAAGTAAACATAATCAAACCGTTGATGTGGTATCCACTCACACATCTCATCAATGTAGTAAAAGTTCTGAACGTTTGTTGTCAGACATAGTTGTAGTATAATATTAGAATTGGCATCACGCAGTTCACGGAACTTCTGTAGATTTTCCAGCGTCTTTTCCCAATTAGCACCATACCGTTGATACTCAAATCGTGGGCCGATGTCATCGATACTCAGTGCAATCTCTACTGACTTAAAGTGTGGCCACAGTTCTAACCCACGCTTTGGTATTGTAGTTGTATTGGTATTATAGTGTATATCAATGTCTTTGGCGTATCCCATCTCAACTGCTATCTCAAGCAGTGTGAAGTGCTCATCGATAAGGAATGGCTCGCCGCCTGTAAACTCAAAGTATCTTACGTTGGCTAACAGTTCTGTTAGGTCAGTCCAAAATGCATCTGCTTTACGTGGCCAACGACCATTCATAAGATTTTGTCGTGCCGTCATATTGTCAGGGTATATGTCTAATTCTTCTGATGCCCACTTACTGCTACTAAAGCTGCCGCATATACGACACTTAAGATTACAAATATTGCCAAGTTTTAAATCAAGGAATACTAACTTGCTTTCATCAGTGTTGACATTCTTTAACTTATCTAGTGTATGTTGACGTTTGCTTTTACGACCAGCGTCTTCTTCTGCCCAACAACGACCACACTCTTCTGGCTTTTCACCACGAAGAAACTGCTCACGTAATCCATACATATAATCACTGTTAAAGGCTTCGCTAAGTGTATTTTTCTTTAAGTTGATATCTGGAATAGTTTTAGTAGACAGGCAGCATACCTTACACTTACCCATTGGGTCAGCTTCGAGACTGGTAAATGGCAATAAACATAGGTTACTCATACAGATATCCTAACTCTGGTATAGCATCTAATATATTTTCATTTCTAATAGAATCTAATTGTGCAGTTTTAATTTTAAACTGTGACAAAAGATTACTTCTGTCATCTGCCATCATAAAATTAATTGCACTTTCAAATCCAGTTGTTGCTCGTTTAAGGTGATCTTGGGGTTTAAGCCAATCAATATGTTCTAGGTATGCTTCTCGTATATCAACTTTATATTGATGTGGTAGCGCATCAATACGATAGTGTGGTGGGTCTTGTAGTATGTTAATATTTAAATCTTGTGGCTTTAGGAAACCACGGCTTACCCAATCACGATGGAAATGTGGAAGATGCAGTGCATTGAGTATGCTTAACGTAGGACTAATATAAAAATCAACACGTGGGCAAATGTTTAACATTTGTTCACGATTCTTTTCAACCTGTGACCAATTAGTTCCTTTACGAATATACTCCGCATGTCTTCCCATAGCATCTAGACTTGCGCCTACGCTCACACTATCAAACTCACGCCACAACTCCAACACATTTGTTTTCTTGTAGCTAAGCTGACTAAAATTAGTGTTGTATATTAGGCGAACATCAGTTCGACCACGACGAATTAATTCATGTATTAGACGATAGTGTTCTTCCATAATAAGTGGCTCACCGCCAGCAAAGTAAACCTGTTCAAGATTGTCAATCTGTGGTTCAAGCTGATTCCAAATGTCATCTTCACTACGGCCAGCAAAGTTAATGCGAGTATTAGTGTATGCCCACTCAGGTCCAGCCAACTTAACTTGGTCATCATACCAATTTGAACTAAAAATATGACCACAGCTACGACAACGAAGATTACAAAGATTGCTGAAACGAATATCCCAATAAATCATTTTCATAGGTGGCGTAGGATTATCAGTTAGCGCAATATGATGACCAAAGTGTTTATTAGCACTCATTCGCATACTAAAGAAACCACTGTCCTCTTGTTCGTAACAGCGAGTGCAACCCTTTACTGATTCACCACTAAGCATCTTAGTTCTAACGTCGTGCATTGCCTCACTATCCCAAATCTCTTGAAGAGTTTGGTTACGAGTGTTGCCAATAGTCTCACTCATTTCGGTGTTACAGCACGGATATGCTTCGCCAGTTGGAAACGCATGTAGATGAATCCACGGATACATGCAGAACGATTTATTTTCAAATATAAGTTCTTTATGCTTATCACTTAGCTCATCAACAGATATTTTAAGTGGCTCTTTACCATTATAATTATAAGCCATTATACCAATCTTTAAGTTCAGGAAACGTTTCTACAAAGTTCTTTCCACGGCGCACATCATACTGTTGATAGAAGTTCTTAAAATCTTTAAGAAGAACACTATGATTACTTGCACCTTCGTGTGGTGAGTCTGCTGTATTTAAGTATTCAATCACACGTTTAATATGTTGTATTTCCATATCATGTAGATAATACCCATCACTGTTACGTTCAAGAAATGCCTCTAATTGTTTCACACACTCTTGTTTCACAAAATCTGGCATGACCGTAGGGCTTTGGAAACTTGGGAAGCGTAGTATATTAAGACTAACGGTAACAACATCACGACCATATGACTGCTTGAATGTGAGCATGTGTTCTAAGAACTGTGGAAGTTTAAGCAAGCACAATCCGTTAATAGTCGCCATCACGTGCAATTGCTTAACTGCTCCGCTCGCACGTAAGTGCAACATATTGTCAAACCAGCTACTATAATCTAACCCATCACGAATATATTCTGCTTGGTTGCCCCAGCTTTCGCAACTTGTGTATATTTCTACACCGTTAATATCACGAATCTTATCAATGAACTCGTCAAGTTTTTCCGTAGTCGTACCAAGGTTACTGTTGATAGCAAGAGACGTATCACTCTTACCACGGTTTTCTTTGAACCAGTCGAGCAACTTCCATGTGTGACCACTCATTAACGGCTCACCGCCAGTGATGCGTAGCTCACGTAGTGTCTTGTGTAAGTCTGACTCCCACCACGCAAAGAAGGCTTCTACATATGGGTTCGTATCAGTGAAGCCATATAGCTGAGAAGCATCATGTAAATGGGTAAAATGATTGCGACCATCGCTAACAAGGTCAGAGTATGGTCCATTATTTTTAATGTCCTTAACCCAAGTAGTACTAAAGGCGGGATTACAATAACTGCAAGCAAAGTTACAAGTTCTATCAAAGGCTATCTCCAACGTTCGTAGGTTTATATCTTTTGAAGGTGATGCAGCATATGCTTCATCAAGTTCTTCCTCACTATATATCTTACTTTTGTAAGGACGGTCACTGACAGCATTTGGTGAATTGTCTTCTATACGCCAGCAGTATTCACAACCTTGTGGTCGCTGTCCAGTTTGCATCATAAGACGTTCCACTTTTTTTTGGTCAGTGTTATGAATCGCACTAGGATTGTCGGCCAACTTATCAAGGGGAATAGCGTGTGGTAGAGGATGGTGACAGCTTGTAGTTTGTCCACTACCTAACCAGATAGTTGCATTATACCACTTGGCACCACAGAATGATGCACTCTTGGTATCAAGAACACGACTTTTATATTCTTGGTATGTCTCGTTAGGAAGTTTACTGGAGTTGTGTTTCATGGTCTGCCCAATACTTGCATTCATCCCACCATTCAATCATTTCTGGGAAAGTTTGCTTAAAATCTGTGCTACGACGTTTATCATGTTCCATAAAGAAACGATAAAAATCTGCCTTTGTATGAATACTATTACCATTACGATGATGTCTCATCCAATCAACAACACGCTCTACCTTGGCAATTTCATAATCTTTGAAACCGTTAAACCTTGTATCAAGTGTTTCAATCTGCGGACGCATCCAATCGGCGACACGCTCTAAACTCCATGCATAACTTTCTGGTAGTATGTCGATACACTGCCATTTTGGTTCACGTAGTATAGGCGTATCAAACCAAACACGCTGATAAGTTGTGCTGTATTTTGCACGAAGTTCTGCTATCCATTGCAGCAATTCTTTAATGCTCGTAATGTTTAGTACATTCATTGTAATAATAAATGTTACACTGTTACGATATGGAATATCACGTAGGAATCGTTCTACATTAGACTTCATTAATTTAAAATCTAATCCATAACGACCATATTCAGCACGTTCACTCCAACCGTCAATACTAACGAATTGCATAAAATGTTCAACACATTCATTACTACAAATCTTATCAACATAATTCATATACTTGTCAAATATTATTGACTCTTGACTGAAATTACTTGTTACGTTGACGTGTAAATCTTTCTTAGGATTTTCAAGTATCCAATCAAATACACGATAGGTGTTGCGGTCCATGGTTGGCTCGCCGCCCGTCATGCGAAAGTGTTTTAATTCTGGGTAAAGTTCTGGCCACCACCGCCAGAACGCATCAACATAAGGATTATCCTCACGATTTGGTATAACTCGGCGAGACCCAGTAAAGTGAGTAGGACTATTGTGCTGATTGCTAGTAGGATAAGCACCGTATTCATTTATCTCCTTTGACCAACTACTACTAAACTGCGGAGAACAGTATGAGCAGCGTAGGTTACATACATTACTGAAGTTAACCTCAACATAAGATGGTGTGACGTTCCATGTCATTGGGTCATTCATCACTATCTCTGTTAATTTACCCTCGGCCCAAGGTTCGCCACTACGATAATGACGATCACTTAAGTTTCCAGTATCCTCAACTTTCCAACAATAGGAGCATTCTCGTGGTTTTACTCCACTCAACATTTCTAATCTAGCGATACGTTTTGTGCTAGTGTTATGTAGAGCACTTGGATTATCTACAATTTCACTTTGACTAATTGAATGAAGCGGCGGATGATAACAACTATTGGTTTGCCCAGTTGTTAAGTGTAGGCTAGTTTGCATCCACTTTGCTGCACATAGTGACGGTCCAAGACGTTCACGCATACGCTCTGCACTTGACATATAATCACTGTGTAGAACTCCATCCTCATCAGGCGTGGCTACGTCACCAGAGTTGTTTAGCTGTTTCTCTAATGACACGGTTTACATCCCTCTCTGGTAACATGATATCAATGTTCTTATACTGTCGTTGGTGATTCTTATACCATGAACTTGTTTCTGGCGTAAGGTTAACAATGTCTAAGTTTAAACGTTTTTTAAGAATATTACCATATGTTTCTGATTCTTTTAAACCATTGTCAATAGTTTCTAACCAAATGCTTTCTAGTTTATCAAAGTTACGAACCTCGGTATAATTCCAATCACTATCAAACATACACTTGTATGCGCCCTGACGTGCTCCTAAGATTGCCCACTTTCCATACTCAACATCAGCGCCAACAGAACACCAAACAATAAGATTCTCCCGATTACCACGCCAAGTAGCACTTTCAAACTCCTCTGGAGATGGTCGTCTCCCACGATCTAAACAAAGTTTAACACCCTCACGAAATCCTGCTTGCCATGCCTGTTGTGGAGAAGTATTAATATGTGTTGTTCCCCATACATCATGCATCGCCCAATAATGAGCATCAAAGCAAAACTCAACAGCAGTTTCATCACTGCCATTAGTTGCCTCATGAGTTTTCATGTTATTAACAAAGTCTTTTGTCCAACTTGAAATACCACCATTGCCATAACACAATCCGTTAATAGCATTGATTGCTCGCCAACGAAATACACAATCACGATTTTCATCATTCAGACGTAACTGTTGATTGAAGAACTCTGGGTTAGGTTGATTGTCAGCATCAACTAATATAAACCTATCTGTCTCACTTAGAGCAGCCGCAGCTTTGTGTGCAGCATCACTACCCTCAACGCCATCTACACGCTTTGCCCATGGAGCAAAGGTGCGTAGGTATGACCAATTATGCTCAGCATTTGGTTCTTTATAACTTAAAAATATACAATCAAGGTCACTTATATCAACAATCTCAGTCATCTTTTTTATCAGCAATCATAAATTGGTTATCTCCAAATGATATTTTGGATTTTGGTTCTGGCGGTCGTATTTCTTGTTTAACTTCTGACATAGGTACGCAAGGAATTGTCATCTTAGCCAGTTCTATTTCAAACTCAGCCCACCATGCCTTGATTTCTTCTTCTGTTGGCGTATTCATATTCATATCTATCCAATAATTCGTCTGTTACAAAAGTTTTTTCTACATAATGTAATGGCATTCTTTGCTTATAATGTCCAATAGTAGGTATCATATCACTATGTAATTCAAATGGAACCGTTTGTGTCCAAGGGTATTGTCGTGATATGTCCTGCAAATCATTTTTCATGTGAACAAACCCATCCATTGAAGTAGACAGTGGCAAATATAGTATTTGCACAGCTATCGCATATACTTCATCAGTGCGTGGAGTTTCATACCGACAATTAACAAGATAATGGTCACGATACCAATCCCAATCATCTATAATTGCACGAACAGTGTCATAGAATTGCTTAGTTCGCAGGTCATATGTAAAGTATGTCCACGCACTATAGATGTTTGGTAGAAACGTATCATCAAATATACGTCTCTGACTACGATTTGTTATTTCTTTATGATCATATGTATAAACCAGTTGGGTAAAATCCATAATCTTATGGGCCTTGTTCCACCAAGTAACAGCACAATCACCAGTAAACAACATGTCAGCTTCTGTTTTGATTGTTTGCTTATATGGACTTAGTGCAAATACCTGACATTCATTATGCATCTTGATTTTACTTGATGCAGCCATATCATTCTTTAATACAATAATATTGTCAAATACACTACGATGCTTATCTGTGACCTGTTCGGCAGTTTCTTTATCAACGATAACACTAAATCTAGAAAAGTTTGTTTGTGTTATATTGCAACTTAATGCTTGCAAGTATGCCATGCGTAAGTAATCAATTGTATCCGTATTCTGAGCGATGCAGACATATCCCCGTGTCATAGTTGATCCTTATTCATTAGATGTAAATCTACGCTTTGCAGTCGGTTCTTGTATGGATTATCACCATTATATTGATAGATGAGTTTATTACCATCCCACGAAATATATTTGATGCTGCTGTTGCAATTAATAATAGGATAGTTCTGCAGTGCATATGATTTCATACCGTACCCACCCGCAAGATGACAAGCAATGCTAAAAATATAATCATTGCGAACAGGTCTAGGGTAGAACTCATATAGACTAGCGTAGTAATCATAGTTTTCTTTGACTAGATTGGCGATATCGAATATGAGTTTAGTCTCATCACACTTGTTAAAGATCATAACGGTTGCCCAGCATACTGGAATGTGCGTTTGTCCCAATCGTTCTACACCAACTTTTCCAGTAATTGGATTATATACTTCACTAGAAATAAGAAAATCAGCACCGCTATTAACATGTGGTAGAAGTGCGTCACTGTTTAAAAAATAATCACAATCAATTAGCAGTGTTCTATCATATGGTGTAATGTTATAAATGTTTGTGCGGTTAAGATTGTACCAATCTACAGATTTCCCAGCATTAGGACGACGACGGTTATTCTCTGGTCTGTCCTGTATTATAATGTTGTGGGTAGTATCGAATTGTTTATCAGTGATAATACTAACAGGCAAGCCTAGATACTTTACAACACGATCAGCAGCTTCATTTGCTAAACGTGTATAACTAAAATCTTCGGTATCATATGCCGATATTAGACAACCACTAGAGTTTGTTGGCATTTCTTATCTGTGCCTGACTTTCGTATTCCTGCTGCCATTCATTCATAACTTCATAATATCGCATCTTGGCAATCTTGAGTAATTCACTAGCTACAATTTGTACAGGAACGCTATAATCATCTAGTATATAGATGGTATCTTCACCCCAAACTTGTAGAAATGACAGTAATTCACGTGTAATTGTAAATGCTCCACCAGCATGGCTGACAACCATACGGGAACTCATAGCAACAGCAATGTTTTTCTTAGCTAATTCACGGTCATATGCAGCACGTGCAGCATCTCGTAATTGTTCTGAAATCATACGGTAATTATAACAGATATATTATGTGCTGTCAATTATACTTGCGTATCAACAGTATTAACTGTTGTTATAGCACCCCAACTGTTTGACAAATAGGTCGTTTCTGGGTAATATATTATAGCTGCTGCACTTATTGAACCAATGATAGTATCATCGAATGTATCAGTAGCATTATCAGTCAAAATTAAACTGAGTGTGATAATATTACCTCTATCGCCATTTGCACCTTGTGGTCCGTTACTGCTCAATTGAATAACAGCAGTGTTCAGTGTGTAGTCAGCTAAACTAGGGTTGTCTGCTAAACTTAACCAAGTTGTTGGTGTGGTTGTTAAATTGTAATAACCGCTTGTGCTAAGATATATTGATCTTTGATACCCTGTTCCATAATGACTAGAGGTTCTTGCACCAACATCCCAGTTATTAAATCCAGAAGTTAAAAAACTATTCCAGTATGTACTTTTAGTAGTTCCACTTAACGAGGTTCCAGTAAGATTTAAGTTTATGCGACCACCACTATTAAAGAAGTATCGTGCTGCATCTCCACTACTAAAAGTAAATGTCCACGTTTTTGTAGCAGTTGAAGACCACGTTGTAGAGTTAACTGCTGTATTGGCGGTAACCAGTGGCTGAGTTGCATAATATACTAATCTGTTAGTTTGCAAACTAGCAATAGCCGTATCAACCGTGCTCAGATAGGTGATAGTGGTACCAAAAGTAGGAGATGTTGGAATACCTGCTGTGCTATTAATTTGATGCTGTTGAATAGTCTGCAATTTAGAGATTAGGGTTGCCCACTGAGTTGCAGTTACTATATCGCCTACGTTATTTGTAGAAATAGTAGTTTGGCCGTATCCAGTATCGCCAGAACCAGTGCCCAACAGTGTGTTGACACTGTTGACACGAAAGTTATAATCTGTTACTTGGATTAATCCGCCACTAGAATACGTCATTTAATATAAAATCCCACAGAATATTTATCGTATTCCAACAGCCACTTCAATAAGTTGAACACTGTCATCTTCTATATCAAACATTGCTTTTCCAACTATGCAACCGTGAACAAACTTTTTTGGATCAAGTTTCTGTCCTATACCTGGTTGATCGCTTGTAACAACACAATCACCTTTGGTAATTGGTCCTTTTACTTGGCAATTAACTCTACCAACAACAGCAAATGTTGAACATGGAAACCATCCAAAATTAGTAAGAGTTAATTCAGCATCGATATTTGGGTCAATTGCTATACCAGCAACTCGTGGATCGTGTGATGTTTTACTAATTTCAACATCACGACTTCCACCAAAAACTATAATATTGCCTGGAGATACATTGTCTCCATCAACTGTGTAGAAAGCAACAGATAAACTTGACATATTTTTTTCCTTTTTATTATGGACCAGCATACTGCAGTGTTGGATAGTAACGTGATAGGAAATCACCCAGTAAGAATAATACGTTTCCACTACCATTACTATTATTGTGAACTATTTGAACAGTATTCAACCCTACCACAAAGTTCCAAGTAACTACACCTGACACTGGAGTAATGGCAACTCCATTGAGATAATAATATGTACCATCGTCGCTATACATTATATATTGAGTAGCGGCGGTTGCTGAAGTAGCATAAATCTTCATTTCAAATAAATGGGAATACCCATTAGGCATATTAAACTGGATATCTCCCAAAGAAATATACGTTCCCTGATAAGATTTAGTAAAGGCAGTCGGAGTTGTTCTACTATAACTAGTAACATCATACCACCAAATATAACGTGGAGTTGATGTATTTGTATATCTTGCCCACGATGCAGTAGTTCCGTTTGTTACTAAAACATTTCCACCATAATTAGTTTGAGATGGTAGGCCAGTAGGGGCCGTTGTTTGTACACTATTATCGGCAAATTGAATACCAGTTCCAGCAATCTTAATAGAGTTTGTTTTAATAGTACCTACTGTATTAAAATTACTTGCATTTACGTTGCCAGTAACACTGAATGTAGTGTTATCAAATGTAACTTTGCTATTACCAGCAACAGCACTTGTTCCAGTATAGATTGGAAGTTGACCCGCTTGTCCAGTATTATTGAGTGGACTAGTAGCTGCGTCTACCCATGATAGATTTCCTGCACCATCTGTTGTGATGTATTGACCGTTTGCTCCACCAGTAATCTTTACGTTAGTAATACTACCCAAACTCGTAGTTCCACTAACAGTTAATCCAGTAAGAGTTCCAACGCTAGTGATATTAGTTTGAATTGCACTACTAGCATTTAGTGTTCCCCAAATAGTAGCGCCACTATTACCAATCATTCCTGCATTAACGGTTGGAGATACGAGAGCAGTTGTTCCAGTGATATTAGTTGCACGTAATGCACCTGTAAATGTACTGAGAGCACCAACCGTAAGAGTTGAACCGATACTAGTTATATTAGGCTGAGATGCTGCACTAACCGTAGCTGCATATCCACTAATACTTCCTGCAATAGGATTAGTAACAGTTAATGTATTAAGTGTTCCTAAACTTGTAATATTTGGCTGTGAAGGATTGCTTACTGCTCTTGCATAACCCAATATGTTTGCATTTATATCGGAACTAACACTTAACTGGCTCAACGTTCCAACACTGGTGACATAAGGTTGAGCGTTTGTAGTTAGTGTGCCGTTAATCAAAATACCAGCAGCAGTATAAATTGCAGCGTTAACATTGTAACCTGGATTAACTGTGGGGAATCCAGTTATGGCAGTCTGTGGAGTAAACTGTGCATCTTTACTTACAATACCAACTAACACACCACCGACCCATAATTTAAGAACAGTGTGTGGACTGCTTGTATTGTCTACAATAGTATCAGCAAGCGCAGCAGTTAGCTGCTGGGATGATGTATACGATGGTCCAATTAACAGCCAAGCACCGCCTGTATAGATATACAGTTGACTTGTTGAAGTATTATACCACAGGTCTCCTTGGCTAGAACCAATCGGTGCGCTACTGTTAGAAATCAATCCAGAAATATTTTTAAAAGATGCACCATTATATATTTTTAATGCATTGTGTAGTGTATCATACCAAAGTTGACCAATAACAGCACTAGATGGTTGGTTATCACCTGCCCAACTTTGCATCAAGTTTACTAAGTCTTGTGCAATATACGCACCATAATTTGGATAATTTCTACCAACAAGCGTTAAGCTAGTTGATGTATCATTTTTGGTTCCATCATTAATGACAATAGTGGGATTTTTTGCTACATTGATATTATAAGACATGGTTCTACCTGTTTACTGTTATAGTATTTATTTGATTTGAACAGGTCAACCGTTACTAATAATATTAAACGAATGATCCAACGTCTAATGATGGTATTCTGGTTAACTTATAATAACTTCCACGAGACGGAGTGATAGTTCCAGCACTACTTACTACACCAAAATAGAATGTTCCAGCAGTTGAAGCATTACTTTCAATCAACGCATTTAGTCTATAAGAATGGTTAACAGCAGTTGTTAGAGAACCAGTAGCAGGTAAAGTAACTGTTACGCCGCTCTGGTTGATTATACCAGCAAACTGTGATGTACCAACAGTGGAGATACCACCAACTGGTGAACCATTATACACTATGTTTACGTTCTGAGCACTTTGAGCAAAGTTTAACGAAAATGTAACTGTTCCTGCTGTAGTTTTAAGGAAGTCTAATACCGCTTCTAGTAGATAAACACTGTTTGATGCAAGTGTTGCATTTGATGCAGCACCAAAGAATGCGTTTGCACCTGGACCAATTGCGCCACCAGTGGCCTGTATTCTTTGCAGTTGATTAGTTTCAACATATCCACGACCAGAAGATGAATCGATAGTAGCATAATATGCAACACCGTCGTATTCTACCGCACCACGTGTTGCAACTGTATTAAGTACACCGTTTATATCAAATGCTAGTGGGGTTTGTGTAGTGGTTCCTGCTCCAAGGCTTAAAAATGCTACAGGAGATACTTTACCAGCACCAATATTACCAGTAGTCGTCACTGTTCCTGTAGTAACTGTAGTAGCAGTAACACTGGCACCAGTGTTACCAATGGTTCCAGCAAATAAAGTTGGTGCACTAATTGTTCCCTGTGCTGTAATAGTACTAGTGGTTGCTAATGTAGTTCCAGTAATAGTAGCACCAGTGATTGTAGCACCAGTATTGCCGATTGTACCAGCATAAACTGCAGTGCCACTGAAGTTGTTTGCAAACACCGAACCAGTGCTTACCAAACTTCCGTTTGCTTTATAGTATGTTATTGCAGATGTTCCAGCAAAAGACCCAGCATCATTAAACTGAAGCTGTGTGCTAGTGCCACCGATGGCATTGAGTGAACCACCATTTGGATAGAAATATGCTGGACTATATACAGCCGTTGTTACGTTTAGGTTGGCCTGTGCTTGAATGTTACCCTGTGAAATAATACCACCAGTACCAATTACAGTTAACTGAGAAGATATATTAACTGGTGGCTGTGTGCTACCAGCGGATACTTTTTCCCAAGCACCAATGTTGCTATAATAAATGTATTGCACACCATTGGTTGTAGTTGTTTGTAAATTGGTTGGACTACTTGGAAACGTCATTAATATCTTCCTACTGCTATTTCAATAAGCACTATATCTGAACTATTTATATCGAGTAAACTCTTACCAATAATACATCCTGGTCTCCAACGTGACTCATCTAGTGCAATTGCAACGCCACGTTCTTCACTAGTTACTAACAGTTGGCCTTTGTAAACTGGTCCACGAACATAACAAGGAACACGCCCTGTCATTGCTATTGGATAACCATTTTCTAAACCATCATTCATTAAGTATGCAGGATTTGTAGAAACAACACCTGCAACACGATTATCAGCATAAACATCTGTTGTTGTTATTTCAGCGGCCCCGCCAAATATAACAACTTGTCCTTGATTTAGATCAACATCACTTGTATATTTTTCTGCCAAGTCGGCGTACTTTGCAGTGGTTGATGTTCCAACAAACGTAGTTCCATAAACTGTATTCCAGTAATTTACTGAAGAACCTAAGTTATATGACGTATTAGCTGTTGGTGTTATAGAACCAGTTGACGATATAATACCAGCATTTAGAACGTTAATTGTAGCTGTTGTTGCACCTAAGTTACCAAACGTATTTGGTGAACTTGTAATATCTACCCAGAAGGATGAGTTTGTATCACTAACTCGCATGAATAGAATATCGGTGTTACCCTGATACCAAGTGTCACCCAATATTGGATTTGTCGGAGCAACATTAGCTGCTGTAAACTTCATACCATTGCTATATGCATTACCATTTGGCCAGAATACACCATTTGTCGTAATGACGTTACCAGTAGCAGCAATTCCACTGAGATTTAAGTTAGCACCAACAAACTGTGCTCCTGTATTACCAATGGTTCCTGCATACAATGCACTACCAGTATGCACGTTGCCATTAATTGCACTGGCTGTGTTGCCAATTGTCGTGGCATACATACTAATCGCATTAATTGTTCCACTAACATTGAGACCTGTCAGTGTTCCAACGCTTGTTACGTTAGGCTGTTGAGCAGTTGTGAGGAAACCTGTTACTAGTGTTCCAAGATTGCCGATGTTTCCAGCATATACTGCACTTGCTGTTACAAGATTTCCGTTAATCGCACTTGCAGTATTACCAATAGTCGTACCAAGTATTGATGTACCGTTAATAGTTTGTCCATTGATACTATTACCCAAGGTTAGTGCACCGCTAACTGACAGTGAAGAAAGTGTACCGACACTTGTAATATTAGTTTGAGCAGCGGTGGACAATGTTCCAGTTAGAACTGTATTAGTATTACCAATAGTTCCAGCATAAACTGCACTTACTGTTACAAGATTTGCGTTAATTGCACTTGCTGTATTGCCGATTGTTGTAGCATACATATTCTGTGCATTGAGAGTAGTCGCATTAACAGTAGGAACGTTAATTGTAGTTGCATTAATAGTAGTAAACGCACCAGTTGATGGAGTTCCATTACCAATTGGAGTATTTTGAATACTACCAGCATACAATGTGCGAGCAACTCCAAGACCGCCAGAGATGGTTAATGCACCATTCGTTGTACTTGAGCTATCGAACGCATTAGCAACTATTAAATTGCCAAGTTTTAACGTATCTAGAATTGTGTAAGCATTTGCTAGGTCAACAGTACTAGTAGGTTCACTACGAATGTTACTGAATAGATACCAAGCATTGTCAACGTGGTTTCTTACGAGACCAGTATGTCCATAACCTTGAACTGCATCATATTTGCTTGAATAGAAACCTATTTCATAAGAATATGATGAGAAATTATTTGCCTGTAGATAAACAAGTGGAGCATTAACATCAAGCTGACCAAATGTTATCGTGTTGAGGTTTGCAACATACAGATTACCACGAATGTAGCTGTCACCAGCCGCATAGAATCCACCGCCGATTTGCAGTGCACCACTACCACTACCATAGCTGTTTGCAGTTCCGTTGACTTTAACAACACCAGTAGCATCTGCTTTGGCTAAGTTAATAGTTGTTGCTGCACCACCGATATTAAGCGTAGTTGCATTAATATTGAATACACTTGCAGTTGTCTGATCTGTTGTAACAGTAGCATTTGAACCAAGTGATAGACCACCAGTTGTTAAAATACTACCAGTAACACCAAGATTACTGCTTACATAAGCATTGCTAAACGCAGCAACGTTAGGAACGTTTGCACCGATCACACCAGTATGATAGCCAATGTGCTGACCACCATTGTATGTGGTAACGTTTGGAAGAAGCACTGCACTAGCAATCGTTACTGTGCCGTTTGCAGCACCCATATTGATACTTGCAGACTGACCAAGATTAATTGTTGTAGCAACAGTATTAAACAGTGTCTGTGTGGCTTGACTACCGACTATAGTAGGATTACTAATATTTGCGATACCACTTGTTGCACCTAAGTTGAGTGCAGTAGCAGCACCAAAAGCATTTATAGTAGTTGGTGTTGCAAATAGAGTACCAGTAGTTTGGTCTGTTGTAATATAACCATTACCAAGTAGGTTTAATCCTGTTCCAACATTTAGTGCACCGCCAATACCAACACCGCCAGCAACAACTAAAGCACCAGTAGTTTTACTAGTACTAGTAGTAGCACTATTGCTTACAAGATTTCCACTTGTTTTATTATATTGAACATATGTAGCACCTTGGAAGTTACTTCCATCGTTAAACTGCACCATACTATTACCACCACCAGAAGGTGTAGTAATTGTTTGACCGTTACTGAACAGATAATAGTTACTGTAGTATGCATTTGCATTAACATTACCAGAAACACCAAGGCCACCGTTTATTTGTAGTGCACCTGTTGATGTGTTAGTACTGTTGATTGCACTATTCATACCAATAGCATTGTTGGCATAATAATATAGAGAAGTAGCACCAGCAAACGTTGCGTCTGCTGCTCTGTATTGTACAGAATATGCTATACCACCAGGCGATCCGATATTAGCAACGTTTGCAATGTTGGCAACAATCGCACCAAACACTGAATCACCGTTTGCGTAATACACACCGTTAGTAGTGTAAAGACTATCTGCACTAATTCTACCACCGACACCGATACCACCACTGCCACTAACGACAATAGCACCTGTTGTAACGGATGTAGATAGTGATCCACTTGCTGCAATAATATTACCGCCAGAATATAAGTTGCTAGTAGTAACAACAGTAGTAAAATTACCTGTATTAGCAATATTAGCACCGATTGCACCAGTCAGGTAACCAACATGTTGTCCACCATTGGTAGTTGTTATTGTTGTAGCTACAACAGTATTAGGAGTATTTGCTCCAATTTCTCCATTTAGATAGCCATTAATTTGACTTCCGCCTGTGATTATTCCTGTTGTAGTAAGTGTCGTAAATACACCAGTGTTGGCACTGTTAGCACCAATTGCGCCAGTTAGGTAACCACTGAATTGACCGCCGCCAGAGGTAATATAATTGGCTGCTTGTCCAGTTCCTGTCAATACTTGAGTAGCACCGACGAAAGCAGCACCAGTATTGCCAATAGTTCCAGCGGCTAATGTAGGTGCAGATATTGTTCCACTTGCTGAAATTGTTCCACTAAGAGTTATAGTTGCACCAGTAAATGCAGCACCGCTGTTACCAATTGTTCCAGCGTTTAATGTTTGTGCATAAAGTATATTATTAACGGTTGCTGTGCTAAATGTAGCACTATTTGCAGCATTGGCACCAATAATGCCTGTAAAATATCCAAAGTATTGACCACCCGCAGATGTAATAAAATTAGCTGCTTGGCTAGTTCCCGTAAGCGTTGAGGTTGCACCAGTAAATGCAGCACCCGTATTGCCAATAGTTCCGCCTTGGATAGTAGGGGCACTTATTGTTCCAGATGAGTTTAATGATGTTAAAACTCCAAGAGATGTAATATAGGGTTGAGAATTAGTATTAATTAACCCAATAAAATTAGCACCAGTATTACCTATTGTAGCAGCATTGATAGCATTTATATTAGCTGCATTTGTAATGAATAGATTAGAACCATAAAACGTAGTATTACCAATATTACCTATTCTGGTAGCATAAACACCAGGTGAATTAATATTGCCATATGAACTTACAGCAATGTTTCCGTTAGCGTTTAGTGTAGTAGTGTTGATGTATGTGTTTACAGTTAATTGATTGTAACTACCATAAACAGTCTGCCAAGTAGAACCATCCCACACATTAAGATAGTTACTAATATTATTCCACCACAATTGACCAGGAATTGGGTTTACTGGACCAGTGCTATTGGCAAAGTTTTCAAGTAAGTAAACAAAGTTTTGGTTAAGAGCAGTACCGTATGTAGCATAGTTCTTACCGATAAAGGTCAAACTAGTGTCAGTCGTATTTTCCGTATTATCATTTACGGTAATAGTACGAGTTTGGCTGCTATTTTTAATAGTATATGTCATTCTAATCCACCAACTTTAATATTTAGCAGATTATTAGAGTTATGCAACTCGCATAATATAATAAAGAGCAACCCAAGACGGAGTATTATCAAAATTCATAATGTGAATGTGATCAGATACTGCGTCTGTAGTAATAGAATGAGCATGGTCACCACTTGTTCCAGTGTTGGCAGTTGCTGCATTTGAACCCGTCGCAAGTGTACGATTTTTAAATGCAAATGTTCCATGATCTTGACCAGCACTCAGACTTGGATTAGTTCCACCCTCTTGATTGTTAAACCAATACTGTCTACCATTTCCCCAATCGCCACCTGGAAAGTAGAAACTAGGTTGAACATAAACACCATCTGCATCAGCCAAAATAGTACTAGGAGAACCATTAGGTCTACTAGTAAACGGGTTGGTTCTTGTTCCAATAGTAGCATTTGCATTATATGGATAATATGTTGGAACACCATTTATGATGTTATAATTGCCATCAGAACCATTAATATCATCTTGTATTGCGTATACATCATAAAAATCATGAGTATGATATGGAACATTGGTAACCGTAAATGAATGATAATGTGTGCCACTATTTGACGTAACACCAGTGTGACTATGACCACCAGCGGCTGCAGTATACGTGCTCATATTATTGTTGCCGCCAGTTCTGCCATATGGAACGTTTCCAGCGCCATATGCAAACTTGTCACGCATATCTGGTGTGCCATTGGTGCCATCACAAATCTGCCAACCATTTGGCACATCGATTGCTGCACCATACCACATTATCACACTACCAATTGGTAGGTGGCTTTGTGCAAATACCTCATCGACATATTGTTTATTAGCTAAGTGTTGTGGCTCAGTTGGCAAAAGTTGATTAGTTATTTGACCAGTATTAGTAATACCATTTGTTGTAGCATTATTAAACACATGAAGGTCAGTAATGCTAACACCATCTTGCTGATCTAACTGTATAGACGAATCGCCATGAATAATATACAGTGTATTATCGTTGTGGATAATACCAGTTTGAACACCAGTGTCAAAATATAATCCGTTATTGTTGTTTGGAGTCAGTGCCCAAATATCACCATCAACTCCAATACTTCCGTTTACCGTTAACTCGTAATACTGTGGATCACCATTATTGACACCAACCCTACCAGTGGTTGTATTAACCGTAAGTGTAGGATTTACAGCATTCGGAGAAGTTATTTGTATTCTATCATCATAATTGACAATCTGGAATGCTCCACTTCCTCCATAATTGTTATGCATTACAACTGCATTAGCAATATTCAATCCATAATTATTACGAATCTTTAATGCACCAGATGTTGCAGCATTTCCGTTACTGTGCATATAGTTGGCATCAGCAGACGGCGCAAGACCCCTTGCAGTTCTAGCTTCACTAGCAATACCATATAATTCATATCCGTTTGCTAAGTTTATACCTGGATTGATATCAACGATACCAGACAAATATCCAGTTGAAAAAGAACTACTACTTAAAACCGCTATTAAGTTTTCAGCATTATATTCAGAAGTAACAGTGTGGGTAGCTCCATTAAAGTAATCAGATACTGTCTCAACAATTTGTCCGCTTTTTTTCTGACCAAGGCTATAAGCTGGACTTACTAAAATCCATGAGTCTCTATAAAAGAAAAGTTGCTTATTAGTATCATCATACCAAAAATCTCCAGCCAATGGAGTTGTAGGGGCATATGCAGATATGGATACTCCACTAAGTGGTCTAAAAATATTACCATCAAAAACATTTAATCTAGTATTAGTTTTGTCCCACCAGATTTGTCCAGCTATAGGAGAAAGTGGAGGAGAACCACTACTAAAGTTTTCCATGAGATGAACTAAGTTTTCAGCAATAACCTCACTGTAGGCACTGTATCCAATACCTACTAGACTAAGAGATGTTGTGCTATCAATAGTCCCATCACCAACTGTTGTTAATAATGTACCATCAGTTTTGTAAACGTTATATGCCATGATTCTTTTCCCGTTGTATTTATGGGATTATTGAACCAAACGTATACTCAAAGAACTATACTTGTAATCAATTTTACCGTTAAGATCAGCATACACAATCATTTGTATAATGTCACCAGCGTTGCATTGAATATATCCAGATGCAGTCAGTGGGATTACATAGCCAGTTGAATTATCATGACTTGCACGTGCACTAATATTTGTCTCAGTATTATTATGATACCAAGATAAAACTTGTGTTGTTAACGTACTATATGCTAAACTTGACACCGTGCCGCTTACTTGGTATATGCCATCTACTGGGCAGGTAAATGTACCTGAAACATTATCGTAGCAATTTCCAATGTTAACAGTGACTGTTTTAGGATTCCATACGCTAGGAGATGCAATACCACTGAGACTTTGAAATACTGAATCATTGAGTCTACCTGTCGCCTGAACTATTGGATTATACGGCAAGTTTACTCGACCACTTGGATCGACCTTAAACATAGTATTTGTTCCAATTTGAACATTATATGTATTTCCAGAAGGAATCTGAATGCTACCAGTGCTACTAGTAATTGGACCAATTGTAATCCAATTTAAACTATCATAGTATTTTAATTGCTGACTGGCTGTATCCCACCACAAATCATCTTGCTGTGGTGATGTTGGAACCGTGTCTGAACTTATAATATTGGTCAATGTTTGCCAATAGTTGCTACTACTTCCGCCTCTGTAATATTTTAACACATGATTTGAGCTATCATACCAAATCTGTCCAACTAAAGGTGCGTCTGGACTAGTTCCATATGCAAAGTTTTCAAGCATTTGAACTAGGTTTTCGTTTAGA